TCAGGGCCCAACGACTCCGTGCTCCCGAGCCCGTTGACGCTGGGGCTCCTGCTGGGGGAAGGGGATGAGCTTCCCGGCGGCGGCTACGTCGGGGGCGAACTTGCCGTTGTGGAACATCTGGACGGTGGCTTCCATCGTCTGCGAGATGAGCGTGGCGCGCTGCTCCTCGAAGTCTTCTTCTGCTTTGCGGCGTTCGACGGCGAGGCGTTCGGTGAGCGCGGCTGATTCTGCGCTGATGTCCTGCCGTAGGCGGCCCTGTTCGACTTCGAGGGCCGCCTTGAGGGCGATGTAGCTTGCGTATTCGTCTTGGGCTCTGCGTTCGGCCGTGGCGAGGTCGAGGCGTTCATTGCTGGTGTCGGCGATCCAGCGGCGGATGGTGACGAGAACGATTGCGGTGCAGGCCGTAACGGTGAGGCAGGTGCCGCCGAGGGCGCGGGTGTAGTCGTCGAGGACGATGCCGTAGAGGGTGAGGGCTAGACCTCCGAGCAGTACCGTTCCCGCCGCTGTTGCCGTGGCTCGCGTGCCGCCCGTGAACTTCATGCACACCCCCGCTTCACATCTGAGCTGCCGTCCCTCCGTTGTCGGCGGTGTCGGGGGACTCGTCCTCAAGACGCTTGAGACGCTCAATGGTTGCGTAGAAAAGTTGGCGTCCTACTTCGTCCCGAATTCCGAGCCCCTCGGCCGCTTCTTCCGGAGTAAGGGCAGAGCCTACCTGCGACCGATCCGTTTCGGACAGTGACTGAAGGGATTCGGGTGACATGAGGCCGCTCTGCACGAAGAACTCGCCGGGGTGTACGCCGAGGGCGTCGGCGATGGCCTGAAAGAAGCGGGGCTCTGGGATCGTCTGGCCGCTGAACATGCGGCCGACGCTGGATTCGGTCATGCCGGTGTCTCGCGCGAACTTCGCCTTGGCGCCGCGGCCGGTGTAGCCGGCTCGTTCGGCGGCTGGCACAACGATGTCGCGGAATCGCTGCGCGCGCGTGGGGGTCGCATCGGTCATGTCCCGTGACTCTACCTCCCTAGATAGGGAGATAGCTAGAAACTTGCTGAGGCGCAAGGGTCGCATTTGGGTCACTGACCTGCATCAATGCAGCTCGCCGCACGCCTGGAACGCATGTTCGAACGAACATTTACCTCGGCATATGCGAAACCACCCTTGCGCGCAAGCAAGAAGCGTGGCAGAGTCTCCCTCGTGAGCAAGGAACCCCCGCCCACCAGTGACAACTCCTGCCAACCCCCCATAGAGGGAGGTGACTACGTGTTCCGACTGGACGTTCCCAAGCTCCTCGAAGCCGCCAAGCAGCGCGGCGACCACCACAACGCTGCGATCGCCCGCCGGACCGGTATCGCCGAATCGTCCGTATCTCGCATCGTCCGCGGCGAGGCTCAGCCCGACCTGAACTCGGCCATGCGCTTCGCCGAGCAGTACGACCTCGACCTCCGACGCGTCATCAAGCGCGTGCCCGTAGAGGTCGCCGCATGACCCGCGAAGAACGCCTCGCGATCCTCGGCCCCGCCACCGTCGCCAAGATCCACGCCCGCGTGAAAGAAGCACCCGAGCCCAGCGACGAACTGGTCGAGAAGCTCCGCCGCATCATGACCAACCCCGGCGGCGAGATCCCGGCTCCCAGGCCGGCGGTACCTGCCGAGCCTGCGGCCGTCGCCGCCTGACTCATCACACGCCGAAGGGCCGCCCTCCTTGCCCGGCTGACGGCCCTTGATCGGCAACCCCACTCAACTCAGAAAGTGAGGCCTTCGATGGCCACATCATTGCAGACCCCCGCAGTGGAGCTCGACTGGTACGAGCAGAGCCAGCTGCGGGAGCGGAACGACTTCTCCTACCGCTCCACCGTCGACTACCAGCAGCTGCCGCAGGCGGACCGTCACGTCGCCCACCAGGCGTTGTGGGACCGGGTGCTGGTGACGGCGACGGACATGGATGTCCTGGGCGAGTGGCTGTACGTCATGGGCGGGACGGTCACGAAGGTGGATCTGCCGCACGGGCAGACGGTGTGGACGCTGGCCACGTCGACGTGGACGGACTCGCCTCGGTTCCCGGTGGTGCCGGTGTTCGTGTCGGTGACGCAGGCGTCGGACGCGCCGGTGATGCACGAGATCGCTGCGGCGGTGAAGCGATGAACACGAAGGCGCTGAATTCGCTGGCGGATCTGATCTGTCGGGCGCAGGAGCAGGACCGGACGCCGATGGGGATCGCTCTGGCGGTCGACGCGGCTGGCCGGCACATGTCGCCGGAGGTGGCGGCGGAGTTGAAGTCGCTGCGGGCTGAGGTGGCTGCGCTTCGCGAGGAGCGGCACTCGACGAACGAGGCGCTCGACGACGCGGTGCGGGAGTTGCGGTCCCGCCGCGAGGACGTGACGCCGGACGGGATCACGCAGCGGATCGCGCCAACGCAGGCTCTGCGGGAGCTGGTGGTCGACGGCGAGCATTACGCGCTGGTGCATCACAGCTACCGCACGGGCCGGGACCTGCCCGAGACGGGTCGACCGGACGAGTGGTGCACCGGCTGCAACACGGACCACGGCCCCGACGAGTGCGGCTACCGGCCCGAGACGGGCGGTGCCCGATGACGCGGGCCACGGTCGAGCCGTCCGCCTGCCGGTGGTGCGGGATCCCGAAGCGTCTGCACTGCCAGCAGTGGAAGAAGCCGGTCGGCTGGCACGAGTGGACGCAGCCGTTGCAGGAGCAGATCAAGGCGCGGATGTTGGCGCGCCGGGTTGCTCGGGCGGGTGGCCAACGGTGAACGTCCTCCTCTTCTTGTTCGCCGATCTGACCCCGGTCAGTGCCGTGTTCGGAGCCGTCGGCGCGTATGCGGCGGGTTGCTCGCTGCTGTACCTGACCTGCGACGCGGATCTCGCGGACTTCGATCCGCGGCCCGCTGTGCGTCGTGTGGTGGACGCCGGCCGTCTGGATGCGGTGTTGGTGCGGGTGGCGAATGCCCGGTTCGACGTCCGCGAGTTGGCGGCTGAGACCCGCCTGTACGCCGCCCTTTCCCTGCGCGACACCGCGATCACTGCGACCGCGCTGCTTGCCCTCCTCGTTCCTGCTCCCTCGGAGAGTGTCCGATGAACCACTCCAGCAAGCCCGGTCTGTCGTTCAACACCGGTTCAGATGCTCTGCACGGTGTGCTGCGTGTCGACCAGATCCGCAACGAGACGCTTGTGCAGTTGGTGCAGCACTGGTCGGAGCCGAAGGACCGCGACGCGATCATCGACGCGCTCGACGAGTTGGCCGGCGTGGTCTGTGGTGTGGCTCGTGAGGGCGAGTTGGACGCCGCTTTGGAGCAGGTCGAGGACGCGGCGTGCATGGACTCGGCGCAGGTTCAGGTCCACATGCACGACGTGCGTCGTCTGCTGGCGGAGCTGAAGGAGGTCGAGCACCGCACGTCGCGGTTCGCGAAGGGCGCGTCGGACATCAAGCACCCAGCGATGCTGCCGACCCGCCGCCACTTCGAGGCGAACCCGCTGCCCGAGCAGACCGACCGGCGGTGGACCGCATGAGCCACTACGAGAACGTTCCGGTGCAGGTGTACGAGGTCACCTGGCAGTCCGGGCACGTCGAGACGGTCATCGCGCACCAGGTGTCGCACGACAGCCTCCGCACGCGGGTGGCCGCGCTCGGTGACGGGGCGTTCGCTGCGGACTCCGAGGGCGCCCGGATCAAGTTCCACGCGGAGGTCGACGGGCGGTGGACGCTGCAGTTGTCGGCGCACGAGGCGGACATCCGGACGATCCGGAACGTCACCCGTGGCGAGCAGGCCCCGGGCGGTGCAGCGTGAGGGCGGCTGAGCGGGCTGAGTACATCGTGCAGTGCATCCGTGATTCCGGGTCGATGTACGAGGCGGATGCGCGCGCGTTCCTCGCCGAGCACGACGCGCACGGCCGTGCTAAGGCGCTGGCGGAGGTTACGGCGTGGCTGGTGAAGAAGGCTCGCGAGTTCCGGGCGGGCAACACCCGAAAGGCCGAGACGCAGGCCAACGCGGTCCTGTGCATGGCGTCGAAGATCAGCCGTGGCGCGGTCCGCCCCGACAACCTGCGGATGCTCCCCGACCCCGGCTTCTTCGAGGTCGACCACACCTACGAGTACCGGGGCGACCGGTTCCGTGTCCTCGCCCTGGACCCCCACCCCGTCAGCGGTGTTCTGACGGCGATCGGCTGGCTGATCGAAACCGACGGCACGTGCTTGATCTTCCGCATGACCGGTCCGGACTGGGACTCCGGCAAGTGGACCGAGGTGACCGCATGAGCACCGCGATGAAGGCCCTCGTCCACCGGCAGAAGCAGGCCGTCCTCCACCGCCGCCGCCGTCAGCTCCTCAGCGTGATCGAGGAACAGGGCGGCGTGTGGAAGACCGGCGACGTGATGCGCCTGTACCGCGAGAACGGGTGGGGCTGCTGCCGGTCCACCGCCCGAGGCGACCTGCAAGTGCTGGCCCGGCAAGGGTTTCTGGTCGAGCACGGCATGGTCAACGACCGCCGGTACGTGATCGCCGGGGGTGGCCGGTGAGCCGCTACATCCCCATCGTCGGCTACGTCCTCGCGGTCACCGCCATCGCCTGCGCCGCCACCTGTGCCGCCAGCCTCCTACCCATCGGCAACCCGCTCACCGCGTGGGCCGTGTGCGTGACGGCTGGCTGCTTCGCCACCGCCGCCGCCACCACCTGGCTGCCCTTCCCCTGCCCCTGCCACCGAAAGGACCGTCACTCATGACCGGCCCCGAGCACTACCGCGAGGCCGAGCGCCTCACCGACCAGGCCAACTCGTGGGCCAACGCCGACACGGGCTGGAAGGCCCACCTGTCGAGCGAAGAGCGGATCGCGTACCGCATGGCCGACCTCGCCGAGGCGCAGGTGCACGCCACGCTCGCCCTCACCGCCGCCACCGCCATGCAGGCCGCCGTCGACGGCTCCGAGACCGGCATGGGCTCCGCCGAATTCCACGAGTGGTACCAGGCCGCAGGCGTGAAGCCCACGAGGGGCGGTACCGCCGGATGACGACGACCGTGCAGGCCGAGGCTCCGGCCTCGGCCGCCGGCCCGGTCATCACCGAGCCCGGCATCTACCAGATGACCAACGAGGAGTACCACGCCGACCGCGGCAGCCTCTCCTCCAGCGGCGCCCGCCTGCTCCTCCCCCCGTCCTGCCCCGCTCTCTTCCGGCACGCCCAAGACAACCCCCAGGAGCCGAAGAAGACGTTCGAGCTGGGCACCGCCGCCCACAAGCTCGTCCTCGGTGAAGGCCCCGACCTCGTCCAGGTCGATGCCGACAAGTGGACCACCACCGCCGTCAAGGCCGAGGTCGCAGCCATCCGCGACGAAGGCGGCATCCCGTTGAAGCCTGCCGAGTACCAGCAGGTCCACGACATGGCCGACGCCCTACGCCGCCACCCCGTCGCCTCCGTCCTCTTCGACCCGGCCCGCGGCAAGCCCGAGCAGTCCCTGTTCTGGAGGGACCGCCCCACCGGCGTCATGCGGCGGGCCCGCTTCGACTGGCTGCCCGACGCCCGCTCCGGGCGGCTCATCATCCCCGACTACAAGACCTGCCGCTCCGCCGAACCGGGCGCGCTCGCCCGGGCGGTGGAGGAGTTCGGCTACCACCAGCAAGACGACTGGTACCGGGCCGCCGCCCGTGCCCTGAACCTGGCCGACGACAGCGCCGCGTTCGTCTTCGTCTGCCAGGAGAAGACCGCCCCGTACCTCGTGACCGTCGTCGAGATGGACGCCGAGGCCCGCCGTATCGGCGCCGCCCGCAACCGACGCGCGCTCGAAGTCTTCGCCGAGTGCACAGAGTCGGGCGTCTGGCCCGGCTACAGCGACGAGATCGCCTACCTCTCCCTGCCCACTTGGGCTGCCATCCGTGACACCGAGGAGTACCTGTGAGCTACCCCGTCGAGCGCCAAGCGCCCGCCGCAGCCCCCGCCCGCATCGGCCAAGGGACGGCCGTCGAGCAGTCTCGCGCCGTCGCCGAGGTCCAGGCCGCGATCGTCGTCGCCCAGCAAGTCCCACGCGACATCAACTCGGCGATCTCCGAGATGCGCCAGTCCTGCCAGCAGATGTTCCTCGCCGAGCGCGCGTTCTTCCGCTACTCCCGCGGCTCCGGAAACATCACCGGCGCCTCCGTGCACCTCGCCCGAGAGCTGGCCCGCTGCTGGGGCAACATCCAGTACGGGCTCGTCGAGATGCGCCGCGACGACGAGTACGCGCAGTCCGAGATGCAGGCCTTCGCCTGGGACGTCGAAAAGAACTCCCGCAACTCCTCCACCTTCATCGTCCCTCACAAGAGGGACCAGAAGGGCGGCCCGAAGCAGCTCACCGACATGCGGGACATCTACGAGAACAACGCCAACAACGGTGCCCGCCGTGTCCGTGAGGCGATCTTCGCGATCCTCCCCCCGTGGTTCGTCGAAGAGGCCAAGCAGATCTGCACCAAGACGCTGGCCGACGGCGGAGGCAAGCCGCTCCCGCAGCGCATCGCCGACGCGATCCGCGCGTTCGAGGGGATCGGCGTGGTGCAGGACCGCATCGAGACGAAGCTCGGCCGGCCGTCGGGGAAGTGGACGGAGCACGACGTGGCGCAGCTGCTGGTGGCGTTCCAGTCGATCCAGCGCGGTGAGGTCACGGCGGACGAGGAGTTCCCGCTGCCGCGGGTGACGGTCGACGAGATCAAGCAGCAGGCGACCCCGGAGACTGCAGCGCCCGGCAAGCAGGAGTGGCCGATGGCGGCGCAGCCTGGCGGTGGCGCATGAGTACCGGCCACCGTGCCGAGGCCGAACGGCACCTGAGCCAGGGGGCGTTCGTCAGCAGCCCTGAGACGCAGCACCCGGTCGACCCGGTCGCCACCGACTTCCATCTGCGGATGGCCCAAGTCCACGCCACCCTCGCGGCGGGCGAGACCGGCGCGGCTGATGTTGCCGCGTACCGGCACACGATCCAGACCATGCGGTTTGCCCTGATCCGGCACATTGCGGATGGCCTCGCCCACAGCGAGAGCGACGAAGCCCACCAGCACGCCCGCGGCCTGGCCCAATACCTCGACTCCGTCGGTCTCAACGTCGACCGCGAGGTGGACGCCCACAACGAGGAACTCTTCGGGGCCGCCTACGCCCACGCGGTGTGGGAGTCGCCGTCCGTCCGCCGCGCCAAGAGGGACGCCGAACCCCTGCCGTTCTGAGCCCGCACACGAGAGGGCGCCCCCGCGGATATCGGGGGCGCCCCGCCCAAGGCAACCACACCCCTGAACGGAGAACCACATGAGCTGGCATCTCGGCCGCCTCTGCGGCTTTGACCTGGAAACGACGGGCGTCGACGTCGAGCAGGACCGCATCGTCACCGCCTGCATCGTCGAAGTCGGCGGGAACACACCGCCCATCGCTGCGAAGTGGCTGATCAACCCCGGTGTCGATATCCCGGAAGCCGCCGCCGCGGTTCACGGCATCACCACCGAGAAGGCCAAGACGGAAGGGCAGGACGCCGCAGAGGGCGTCGAGGAGATCGTGGCCGCCCTGACGCAGGTCGTCCTCGCGGGCACGCCCATCGTCATCATGAACGCCCCCTACGACCTCACCCTGCTGGACCGCGAGGCCCGCAGGCACGGCGTCCAGCCCCTCACCGACGTCGTCGGCGACGAACTCCACGTCGTGGACCCCCGCGTGATCGACAAGCATGTCGACACCTACCGGGCGGGAAAGCGGACGCTGACCCACCTCTGCGCCCACTACGGGGTGAAGCTCGACGGCGCCCACTCCGCTGACGCCGACGCGATCGCCGCATGCCGGATCGCCTGGCGGTTGGGCAACATGCATCCGCGGCTGGCCGAGATGCCGGTGTGGGAACTACACAAGGCACAGGCTGCTTGGCACGCCGAGTGGGCCGCAGACTTCCAGCAGCACCTGCGGAGCAAGGGCAAGCCGGACGTCATCGACGGCTCGTGGCCGCTGCGCCCGGCCGCGACGGGCGGTGGCGCATGAGACTCGTCAGCGCCTCTAAGTACGCCGCCCTGCAAACCCGCTACGAGCGCACCGCCGCCGCTTTGGAGAAGGCAGAGAAGCTCGCCGCGGAACGCCAGGCCGCCAACAGCCGCCAGGCTGCCGAACTGGAGCGCCTCCGCGACAGGCACCCGGACGCGCCCGTGTTCCAGGCGCAGCCGGTCCAGGGGGATGTTGAACTGCGCCGTCAACTGAACCTGGCGCGTCGGGCCCTGCGCGAGCTGGCGGACCAGATCGACGTGTTGCAGACGTCGCATGTCGCGGACACGCGCGAGTTGCACGACCTCCGCCAGAACGGGGCGACGTCGTGAACGACCGCATCCACGCCGGTGTCACCGCCCTGTCTGTGTCGTTCGTCGGCGCTGTGGGTCTCGTCCGCTACGCCGTCACCGGCGGCCGCCGCGGCGAGCACCGTGGCCCGCGTGCCCCGCGCCGGATCGAGGTCGAGGTCCCCGGCCACCACCTGATCCCCGCCCTCGCCGGGACGGGCTGGCCTGCGACCGCGTTCCGGCACTGCATCGGCTGCCAGCGCACGGTCCCGGTCGTCGTCCACGACGGCGCCCACCGCTGCGACTACGGCCACACCACCGTCCACACCGCGGGGGTGGCGCCGTGAGTGAGTGGTCGGATCTCCCGCACTTCGAGCGGCTCGCCCTGTCCGCGAACACCCGCGACGAGCAGCTGGCAGCCGCCCGCTACACGGCCGCCCAAGCCGTCGACGCCGACGACTGCCGCCAACTCCTCGACGCCCTCGGCCTACTCCCCACCCAGCCCAAAACGAAGCGCGCGACGCCGCCGCGACCGACGACCACCGACTGCCCCACCAACACCCGGAGGTGACGTGATGCCCTTCACCCAACAAGTCGAAGACGCCTACTGGGCTTTCGCCGTCTTCGACGACCTCGGCCACGCCCACTGGACCGGCCCGACCGCCAGCAACCAGTCCCCGAAAGTCGTCGCCGGCGAAAAACCAGAGACCGCCTACCGCGTCGCGTTCCGCCTCCACCACGGCCGCCAGCCCGACGGCCCCGTCCACCCCGCATGCGGCATCCCCCGCTGCGTGGCCGGTGCCCACCTCATGGACGCCCCCCTGCGGCACGCCAACCCCGACACCCGCATCCGAAGGCCGTCCACCCGCCGACGCAACGCCTCACGCGCCGACGTGGTAGCGCTCCTCGCCGAAGGCCACTCCAACAAGGAGATCGGCCGGCGCCTGCACACCGACCCGCACTACGTCGGCCGCATCCGCGTGGAACTGGGGTTCCCTGCCTGGTCGCGGATCGCCCTGCCGATCGGGGAGTGCTGGGCGGCTCTGGTGCGGCCCGTGCACGGCGGGCACGCCAGGTGGGCGGGCCCGCTGCGGGACGGCATGCCGAACCTCGTCCACGGCCAGCGCAACCACTCCGCCCGCCGAGTCGGGTTCGCTCTCGCCCACGGGCGTGAGCCGATCGGCCGCGTCCTGCCCACCTGCGGCGCCGCATGGTGCGTGGCCGGCGAGCACGCCGCGGACGCACAGATCCGCCGCGCCGACCACCTGTACAGCCGGATTTTCTCGGGAGTCGCCGCATGACCGCCACCGACACCAGCCCCGCGCCGGTCCGCAAACCCGACTGGCGCGACAACGCCGCATGCCGCCACGAGCCCAGCGAGCTGTTCTTCCCTACCGGTACCACCGGCCCGTGCGCCGTCCAGATCGAGCAAGCAAAAGCCGTGTGCCGGCGCTGCCCCTCCATCGACGCCTGCCTCACGTTCGCACTCGACGAGGGCATTCCTTCCGGGATCTTCGGCGGCCTCACCGAAGACGAACGCCGCAAGGTGCGCAGCAACAACCCCTCGAACCGGGCCAGCATCGACGCCTTCACCGGCACCTCGCGCTCCAAAGCGCAACCCATGACCCTCGCCGAATCGATGGCCGCCTACACCGAAGACGTCGACGGGCATCGACTGTGGGTCGGCGGGCTCGGCGTCCGCTTCCAGAACGTCACATACACCCCGAACCAGGTCTCCTTCTACCTCGACCGCGGCGTGTGGCCGACAGGCAAGGTCATGCGGACCTGCAAGACCGCCGGCTGCGTACTGAGCGTGCACCTCGCGGATGAGGAAGAGCGCACCCGGTGCGGGACCACGGGCGGCTACCAGAAGCACTTGAGGGAGAAGACGAAGTCGTGCCCTGCGTGCCGTCAGGCGAATACGGACGCCGACAACCGGCTCCGACGCACCGGAACCACGAAGGCCACGGTATGAGCGACTCGTGTGCGCACTGGATCGGCGCCGAGTCCCGTTACTGCGCGGCAACGGGCGGCGTGCGCATGTTCCTGGTCGGCCTGTGCTGCCCACTGCACACCCCGAACGCGTTGCGCGGCCTGCCGGAGCCGCAGCCGGGTCCGGGCTATCCGGTCGGGGCGTGGACGACGCCGTCGCCGATCTCCGACTCGCGGGTGCACGACGCCCGCGCGGTCGCGTCCGGCAAGAGGAGGTCCAGCCCGCACGTCTACCGCGCGGCACAGGCCGCCGTCGACAAGACCACCTGACCCCGCAGAGCAGCCCCGGCCGCAGCAACCGGCCGGGGCCCAACCCCAAGGAAACACGATGACCGACCAGCCCAACACCCTCACCCCGGACGTGGTCAACGCGATCGTCCGCGACATGGACGACCCCCGCTACCCCAGCCAGATCACCGTCTTCTGTGACCACTGCGGCGTCGAGAACACCGGCGAGTACATGGTCTCGGCGGAGATGAGGAGCCGTGAGCGTCTCGCCGTGGCCCGCCAGCACCTCGTGAACAACGAGGGCTGGGAGCACACCGACGACGGCGACGACTTCTGCCCCACACACGCCGGGAGCAGCGAGTGATGGCCCGCTTCCTCGTCGGCCTGGTCCTCGGCGCCTGCGGGTCCGGGATCACCTACGTCGCCACCGACAGCCGCCACTGGGCCGCCATCACGGGGGCGGTGGTCTTCGTCCTGGTCTGGCTCGGCGAACTCATCCTCGACGACCTCCTCTGAAAGGCACCCACGACATGGGCTACTTCACCTCCGCCTACCTCGCCTACGGCATCCAGATCCCCGACACCGACGAGGACACCCTCGACCGCAGCATCCCCAAGGGAACCGAGGTCGGCCACCTCCGCGCCGGCAGGTACGACCGCGAGATGACGTTCCTCGTCACCGAGTGCACCGAGGCCGACCTCGGCGACGCCGAGACCGTGAACCCCCAGCAGGCCACCCCCGAGCAGTACGCCACCTGGGACCGGGACTTGAAGGCCGCCACGGTCGCGCTCGGGGTGGCCGCTTACGGCGAGCCGTCCTGGCTGCTCATCCCGAGCGTCTCCTAGCCACCCTCCCCGGCGGCCGTTCCCCCACGGCCGCCCACGGGGCGCGGGAGGCCCTTCCCCCACCGCCTCCCGCGCCCCACCACCCCGCCAGATCGGAGGACCCGATGCCCGTACAACCCACCCTCGACGGCACCATCCCACCGCCCGACTACCACGCCTGGGCCGACACCGTCCGACCCGCGTTCGTCCAGGTCGCCGAAACCGGCCGCCGGTTCACCACCTTCGAAGTCGCCAAGGAGTACGAGCTTCCCGAGCCGCCATGTCCCCGCGCCGACTGGGGCAATTTCGCGCAAGCCCTCGCCCGTGACGGCCTCATCGAACACTGCGGCTTCGACCGCAGCAGCCGGCCCACCGGAGAGAAGAGCGCGGTCGCCGTCTGGCGCGGCACCCGCGCCGCACAAGCCGGGAGGGCCGCATGAGCTGCCCCCGCTGCCACGCCCCCGTCAGCCCCGGCCGTGGTTTCTGCGGCGCCTGCAACGCACCCATCGGCCAGTAGCCGCACACGACAAAGCCCCGCCGTGGCGGGGCCAAGGAGAAGAGAGGAGGAGTGGTGTCAGGACTCGGGAGTGGCGAGCACGCGTTGTTCGCCGAGCGCAGCCAGTGCGCGCTCGTAGAAGTCCATTCCCACGATCACGGCCACCCGCTTGCCGCGACTGGTCAGCACGGTCGTCTCGTCGCTGTAGCGGGCACGGCCCACGGCGTCGGCGAACGAGTTGCGGACGTCGGCGATCCGTTCCTCGTGCTCAATCTTTGGCGCGGTCATAGCGAGATGGTAACGCAAACCCTTCAAAGGCTCTATGGGCTACATGTACATAAGCGCTATGATGTACCCGTGAAGCAAGGTGAATGGCACCGCTCGTGCCAACACAAGAGCTACCGCCTGACCTGCGCCGACTACGAAGCCCTCGTGGCCGAAGCGGGGAACCGGTGCCAGATTTGCGGTACGCCAGGCCCCAGCACGTGGCGCCGCAAGCTGGTCATCGATCACGACCACGAGGTCGGCCAGTGGGCTGTACGAGGACTCCTCTGCCCGCCCTGCAACACGACTCTTCCCGAAGGGCGTACCCCGGCGGCCGAGCAGGCTGCATACCTGGCCGCGCCCTGGTATGCGCGCTTCGTTCAGCCGCTCACGCTCCCGGAACCGGATGACGGTGCAGGCGTGAGCGATGGCATCAACGGCCTCTGGGAGCGCAGCGGAGACCTCTGGTTCCCCCGCAAGGGCTACTACCGCGAACCCCGGACCTGGCAATGGCTCCTGCACATGTTCGGACCGCACCGCATTCGTATCCCCAAGGAGCAAGCGTGACCGAGATCCTGACCGCCTCCGAGAGCAGCGCCCTTACCGAGCATGAGGCCGTCATCGAGCGCGGCATCAAGACCTTCTATGAGGTAGGCATGGCGCTCGCCGACATCCGCGACCGGCGTCTGTACCGCGCCGGGCATGGCACCTTCGAGGACTACTGCCAGCAGCGGTGGCAGATGAGCAAGACCCACGCCAACCGCATGATCCAGGCAGCCGAGGTCGTGGACAGCGTGACACCAATTGGTGTCACGGCCCCCGCCACCGAAAGCCAGGCCCGCGAGCTCGGCCGTGTGCCGGAGCCGGAGCGCGCCGAGGTCTGGGCCGAGACCGTCGAGCGCACCGACGGCAAGCCCACCGCAGCCGCCGTCCGCGAGACATACGAGCAGCGGCAGCAGCCCGACGACGCCCTCCTCGACGGAGACGACTGGGTCCAGCCCGCCGGCCCCGGCTTCGAAGCAGCCGTCACCCCGCCGCCGAAGCCGAAGCGCCGCCCCCTCCCCGAGGCCCTCACTGACGCCGGCCGCGACCTCGCGCGCACCGCCGAACGTCTCGTCCGCCTCACCGAAGACGACCGGTTCCCCAGGAACCGGGACACCACCCACCACCAGATGCCCGAACTCCTCGGTGCCCTGGACAACACCACCCGCCTGATCCAGGCCATGCACCTCGACCAGGCCCAGACAAGCGAAGAGGCCCGCCGCTGGTGGGCGACGAGCCTCCACAACATCTCCGACGCCCTCACCGACGTCGCCAACTCCCTCGAACAGGAGAAGTAATGAACAACCCCATCGTACCCAGCACCACCCACGACGGCCCGATCTACACCGTCGTCGACATCACTCCCGACCTCGCCAAGAAGTGGCTCGCCCAAAACACCCACAACCGCAACCTCCGCGAGCGCGTCGTCAACGGCTACGCCGCCGACATGCGCGACGGGAACTGAGTCGAAGACGGCCAGAGCATCAAGTTCGCCAAGGGCGACATCGTCCTCCTCGACAACCCGCCCGTCATCGGCGGCGCGCTCCTCGACGGCCAGCACCGCCTCAGCGCCGTCGCCACCGCCAACACCACCATCCGCATGCTCGTCGTCTCCAACCTGCTCGACAGCACGCAGGAGACCATGGACACCGGCGCCAAGCGCAGCCTCGGCGACGTCCTCAAACTCCGCGGCGAGGAGCACTACGTCTCCCTGGCCGCCGCCCTTCTCCGCGTCTTCGTGTGGAAGCACGGAGCCCGCCGCAACCTCAGGCTTGCAGGGGAAGCGCGCCCGACGCACCGCCAGCTCCTCAAGGTCCTCGAAGAGCACCCCGAACTGCGGCGTTCCGCCGAGATCGCAGGCCGCGTCAGGAGCTCCGTTCGCCTCACGTCCAGCACCGCCGGCCTGTGTCACTGGCTCTTCAACCAGATCGATCAGGGCGACTGCGCCTTCTTCTTCGCCCGCCTCTGCGACGGCGCTGGCCTGATGCCCGGTGACCCCGTCTACGCCCTGCGTCGTGTGGTGGAGAACCTCGCCAAGGGGACCGGCCGCCCCGACGAGGCGTACATGACCGCGTTGGTGATCAAGGCGTGGAACCTCTACCGGGCTGGCCAGGAAGTCCAAACGCTCGCCTTCAAGTCCGGCGGAGCGACCCCTGAGGCGTACCCCGAGCCCAAGTAGCACCACCCGCGGGGCCGTCCACCGCGACGGCCCCGCCTCTCTCCCAGATCAGAACGAACGAGAGAAGCACCGATGCCCTGGTTCAAGATCGATGACAAGGCGCACTCCCACCCCAAGTTCATGAGGGCTGGAAACGCCGCGCTCGGTCTCTGGCTGCGCTGCGGCTCCTACAGCGCCCAGCACCTCACCGAGGGCATCATCCCGGGCCCCATCGCCCAGATGTACGGCACCGCCCCACAGGCCGCGAAGCTCGTCAAGACCGGCCTGTGGCACGAACACGGCCACACCTGCGAGCGCTGCCCGCAGCCGAGCGCCGGCGACTACGTCGTCCACGACTTCTTCGAGGCCGGCCGCAACACCACCCGCGCCCAGTACGAGGCCAACAAGAACGCCGCCGCCGACCGCGCTGCGAAGAGCCGCGCGGCACGAAAAGCCGCCGGAACCGAAGACGAATCGTCGACGAAAACGAATCGATTCGAAGACGAATCGAAGACGAATCGTCCTCGAAAAGACCCCCACTTTTCGGAACCAACCGCAGGTCAGGACGTGCTGTCACACCGCACGCCTGCTGACGGTGTCACACATACCCATGCCACTACCACGCCTTTGCCGGGTACTTCCTCCGGAAGTACCCCTGCTGCAGCACGCGGGCGCGAAGCCGATCCACCGATCCGTTCCTGGGACACCCTCGGCGACCTCAAACGCGCCATCGCCGAAGCCGGACTCACCGGCGTCAGCTGGAACCTCCAGCCCTCCCAGATCGAACGCACCCGCCAAGTCCGGGACCGCATCGGCATCGCCCCCATGGTCGCCATGGCCGTCGGCAACGCCAACTACCGCGGCCTGCCCGGAAGCGCCAGCGCATGGATCGCCGACTGGGAATCCCTCGAACCCGAAGCCGCACCCCAGCAGCCAGCAGCCAGCCAACTCCCCGCCGCCGTCGGCGACAACGTCCTCCGCTTCCAGCCCGGCGCCCAACGCCCAGCCACCACGGACCTCCGCGTCCAACAGGCCGTCGACACCGGCCGCCGCCTCCAAGCCCTCGCCGACGCCCAGAACCAGGAGAACCAGTGATCACCTTCGAAGACGCGGGGCGCATCCTCGGCCTCGCCGCGGCCCGCGACCAACGCATCGTCGGAGACGCCGACGTCCTCGCCTGGTCCGCCGACCTCTCCGCAGCCGGCCTCACGCTCGCCGACGCCGAAGCCGCACTCACGGTCTTCTACCAGGAGATGGCCGCCCGCCAGCCGCAGGACCGGTTCCGGGTAACCGCGGTCGACCTCATCGACATCGCCAAGCGGGCCCGACGCGAACGCGTCGCCAACCTCCGCTACGACGGCGACCCCGACGAAACCCCCCAGCAGTACCTCAACCGGCTCCGCGCCCGCACCGCCGCTCTCGCTGACGGACGCATCGGACCCGACACCGGACTCCGCGCACTCGGCCCCGGCAGCCCCGACCCGCGGCTGATGCGCGAACTCGCCGCCGTCGGCCATGACGTACCCGGAGACGACCCCACCAGCACCCGCCGGCCGGTACGAGTCGGCCCGCTCACCGTGGCGTGCCCCGCCTGCCTCGCGCCCCTCGGCAAGCACTGCCGCAGCAACGGCCGCCCCCGCACCGTCGCCCACGCCGCCCGCCGCCGTGCCGCACGCGACGCGCACGACCTGCCCCGCGAGGACAGCGCGCAGATCGCCGCCCGCAAGGAAGCCTCCGCCGCCCACCTCAACCAGCTCACCGCCGAGCAGCGCGCCGAACTCGAACAGTTCCAGCAGCAGCTCACCGAGGAGACCGGCACATGAGCAGCAACCCGCCCGCCTGGTCGATCCGCTGCCCCTGGTGCGGCGCCCCGCCCGGATCCCGCTGCACCAGCCCCCGCGGCCGGCGCCTGCCCATCGAATCCCACGACGCACGCCACACCGCCTGGAACCAGACCAACCGCACCGAGGAGTCCCGATGAAGCCCGAGACCGAATTCGCCAACGCGGCCCGACGCCTGCGCGCTAACCCGGATGCCCAGCTGGAGCCGGAAGTCGTGGAGTACCTGGCTGACTGGCTGGGCTGCCTGCCCATGCTTGACCCGTCCGAGCGTGGCGGTGACGAGTGCGGCTGGTGCGGGACCAATCACGCCCTGCAGATCGCCCGCGTCGTGAACGGGACGAGCCGATGACCGCCGTCCTTCGGTGTGCGGGCTGCCGCCGCCGTCTCAAGCATCCGTCGCCTTCCGGGTTCGGCCCCACATGCGCCAGGAAGCTCGCAGGGAAGCCCCAGGAGGCCCGTACAGGGTCAGGGGGCCCCGGACTGCCACCCAGGCCCCCGCAACGCCTCAGAAGCGCGCCTGTGAACCCACAGCCCGGCCAGACCGAACTCCCGCTGGAGGACCAGTGACCATCGCCGACCACACCTGCATCACCGTCGCCTGCGACATCTGCGGCTACGCCTACGACGAAGACGAGTACACCGCCCACTTCCCCAGCCTCGACGACGCCCGAAAGGCCATCCACTCCCAGGGCTGGACGATCACCGCCGACCGCAAGGTCATCTGCGCGTCTGGCGACACCGAGCACCAGGCCGCCCTCGATGCCCTCATGCCGCCCGAGCCCGTCATGCAGGTTCCCGGCCAACTGGCCATCGACGGGCCGGAGGACGTCCGGTGACCCCGCTGGAGCGGCTCCTCGCCGAGGCGATCCCGACCGGCACGTTCGGCCACGCACTCCCGCCGCCCCCGCCCGAGCCCCGCCCCATCCGGCCGTGGACCCCGGAGGAGCAGGCACAGCACGTCGCCGACCTCCTCGCCGCACTCGACGGCTGGGTCTGGGACGAAGACGAACGCGCCGACCAGAGACGGCACCTCCGCGCCGTCGACGCCGCCTGACCTCACCACCCGAAGGACACCACCGTGAGCTACCCCGAACTCCTCACCCCCGAAGAGAAACTCGCCGACGGCAAGAAGCGCCTCAACATCCCCACCATCGTCGCCATCTGCGGCAGCACCCGCTTCATGCAGGAGATGACCAAGGCCGACCTCCACGAGACCGCCGCAGGACGGATCGTCGTCAAGCCCGGCTGCGACATGAAGCAGCCTCACGCCCTGTGGTCCGACCCGCTGGAGGCGGAACGACTCAAGGGCCGCCTGGACCAGCTACACCGGGCCAAGATCCGCCTCGCCGACGAGGTCCTCGTCGTCGGGAACTACATCGGCGACAGCACCCGCGCGGAGATCGCCTACGCCCGCGCCCTCGGCAAGCCCGTCCGCTTCACCCACCCCGAAGTCGACCCCACCCCCGCTGTCTGACCCGCCCACACCGGAAGGCCAACGCCATGACCAGCACACCAGCCGCGACCACCTACCTCGTCGAGTTTGGACCCGCCTGGCCCGTCCCACCCATCACCGTCGACTTCACCGACCGCGGCGCGGCGATCAACGCCGTCACCGAGCACGCGATCCCGCACTTGAAGCCGATCCTCACCGAGAAGGGCCGTCCGGAGCTGGCCGACTGCTTCTTCCGCACGGACCCGGGCCTGACTGAGGGCTCGTTCATGTGGATCAACCTGGCCGAGGGGATGAGCGCCCTGTTCTGCCCGGCCCGGCTGACGCCCGTCGACCCCGCCGCGCCCGACCCGCTCGCCTACGGCCCCACCGGCTACCGCTGCGGCTGCGGCAAGGACGCCCACTCCAACCTCGTCCCCTGCCAGCCCGACCGCCCCCGCTCCGCCTGACCGCGAAGGAGATCCGATGCCGATCAACGCCAGCTACGAAGTTCAGTGCGACGTCTGCCACGGATTCATGGACGGCCGCTACGACACCCACGAGGACGCCGAGGACGCCCGCCGGGAACTCGGCTGGGACGACCCCAACGGCGGCACTGCCTGCCCGGAGCACAACACCCGCCCCGCCGCGTCTGCCGTGTCTGGTGCGGCCGACAGCAGGCAGCCGTGAACGGGCGCGCGTCCGACCTCCGGTCGATCAGCTACGGGGGGGGCGTCCAGTCCACCGCGCTCCTCGTCCTCGCCGCGCAGGGCCGCATCGACTTCCCGCTGTTCCTGATGGCCAACGTCGGCGACGACTCCGAGAACCCGGGCACGCTCCGGTACGTCGAGGAGTACGCCCGCCCGTTCGCCGCCGAGCACGGCATAGAGCTGGCCGTGCTGGACCGAGTGAAGCGCGACGGCACCGTGGAAACCCTGTGGGGGCGTCTCACCCGCGAGGGCTCCCGTTCGCTGCCCATCCCCGTCCGCATGTCCAACGGGGCACCAGGCCAGCGCTCGTGCACCGCCGACTTCAAGATCAAGGTGATCGGGAAGGAACTCAAGCGGCGCGGCGCAACCGAGGCGACCCCCGCAACGATCGGGATCGGGATCAGCGTCGACGAGATCCACCGGGCGAACAACCGGCGCACCGAGCCGCACGAGGTCATCACGTACCCGCTGCTCGACCTCGGGCTGCGGCGTACCGACTGCGCGCGGATCATCCGCGACGCGGGCCTCCCGGTGCCGCCCAAGTCCAGCTGCTTCTTCTGCCCGTTCCACCGCCCGGAGACCTGGCACGACCAGCGCCGCGACGAGCCCGAGCTGTTCGAGAAGTCGTGCCAGCTCGAAGAACTCCTCAACGAGCGGCGTGACGAGCTGGGCAAGGACCACGTCTACCTGACCCGCTTCAACCGGCCGCTTCGCCAGGCGATCCCGGAGGGCGTGGATCTGCTGCCGATGTTCGACGAGGCCGACGGCGCCTGTGACTCCGGCTACTGCTTCACCTGACCAGGACCGGCCGGCCGTGTTGGAGCCACGGCCGGCCGGCTACCCCGATCCCACCACAGGAGGACCCGATGCCCAACACCCCCGACCCGCAGGCCGCCCGCTACCGTCAGCGCCCCAACGAGGCCGAAGCCATCCAGTGGACCGGCGACAACGCCGACGCCCTGCGCGCCTTCGCCGGGCAGCACTTCGACACCATCGACCCTGAGGACCGCATCGACGACCCCGACCAGGACGCGCAGCTCCTCGTCGAGGCCAGTCACTGGGTGGGCATCAAGCCCACGGACTGGGTGCTGAAGTTCGACGGCTACTTCGTGGCCAAGTCGGATGTGCCGTTCCGCGCGGTGTGGGAGCCCGCCGTGCCGTCTGCCGCCGAGACCACCAACCGGGCCGCTGACAAGGCGCCCGCCGACTGGATCGACGGCCACCCGCAGTTGGAGGCGATCGCTGCCGCGGTGTGGGAGCGCTGCGAGCACCACGACAGCGGGCTGATCATCGACGACCCGCGGAACATCGCGGTGGCTGCGCTCGCCGCAGTGCTGCCCGCGCCCGCAGACCAGACCGCCCGCCTGCACGACGAGAACCTCACCCTCAAGGCCGAGATCGCGAAGCTCCGCGACCTGCTCGCCAAGGAGAACCGACGGGCGAACGACGCCATCGACCGCGAGGAGATCGCAGAGCAGGCCGCCGAGCCCGAGATGGAGTACGTCGGCGGATGCACCTGCGCCCCAGGACCGGAGCGCCAGCACGCTGGACGCTGCGGCTGGGTGCCCGCGTCGCCAGCGCGCCCGCCCGCCGACCGGGCCGCGCTGCTCCGGGAAGCGGCCGAGGAGGAGCGTCCGCTGTCACCGGACTATGAGCACCCCGAGTGCGGCTTCCACTGGCACGGCCGCGACGGCATGGACATCCCGATCCGCGACGGTCAGCCCGTGTGCCCGCGCTGCGAGCTGGCCAAGGTGCAGAAGCAGCTGGCCTACGTCCAGCGGATGCGCGACGAGGTCGGTGAGGAGTGCAAGCGGCGCGGCCGGATCAAGCTGGAGCAGGCCGAGCGCATCGTCCGCTTGGAGCGCGAGTTGGACGGTGTGCGCGATCAGCTCGGCAAGGAGATGCTGCGGGCCGATGAAGCCGAGCTGCGCCGTGTGGCCGCCGAGGAACAGCCCGCCGAAACGCAGGACGACGGGCGCGCGGAGGCCCGTATCCGGGCGCTGCACCAGCAGTACCGATTCGCAGGCGACGACACCACGGACTACTGCGCGCACTGCAACCAGATCAGCGGCGGCTGGATCCCCTGGCCCTGCCCGACGATCGCCGCACTCGACGCCGAGCGGCCCGCCGTCGGGGAGCAGCCCGACACCCAGACACGGGAGGCCGGGCGTGGCTGACGTCGCGGCGAATGACGACAACTGGATGACCCACCCCGACGAACGCTGCCCCGGCTGCGGCAGCACGGGAACCCGTCGCGTCTCCGTCGACACGGACTGCCCGCGCTTCATGCAGAACGGGCGCCTCATGGCCTGCCTCGGCTGCGGCAACGCCGTGCGCTTCGACTGCCGCACACCGGACGCAGACGGCGATCTGCTGGACGACGGCTGCGGCTGGTGGTTCCAGTACCCGCTGCATGAGCAGGCGTCGAACCGGGCGTCGATGGGCCCGGCCCCGTCGTGGGACTACGCGAGGTACCGGCTGTGACCGGCCCCGCCACCCTGCCCGCCTGCCTCCCGGCCGGGATCGCCGCCTGCATGGTCGCGGCCGGGGTGGGGCGGAACAGGCCCGAGAAGCCACAGAACGGGGCCTAGGAGCCACGAACACGGCCCGCGGGTCCCCGTGGAGCCGGAAGCCGCAGAACGGCGCTGAGAACCGCCGCCCCGAAAGGAAACCCCCGTGACCGACACCCCCGCCCCCGCCATCGGCCAGATCTGGCAGGACAACGACCCCCGCGCCGGCGAGCGCCTCATCTGGATCGAACGCACCGACGACACCCACGCCCAGGTTCGACAGGTCGCCCTCACCCCGGCTGGCGAACCCGTGCCCCTGCCCGGCGTCCGCCGCACCCGCATCCGCCTCGACCGCTTCCGCCCCACCAGCACCGGATACCGCTACGTCAGCCCCGCCTGACCCCGCCCCTCGGCCGCCCCCACCCGGGGCGGCCCGAAAGGAAACCCGCCATGCCTGAGACCCCCGCCCCCGACTTCGGCAAGCCCTTCGTCCTCGTCCGCGACACCGACATCAGCGGCGTATCCGGCGTCGGCATCGTCGCCAACGGCATCCTCTGGCCCGACGGACAAGCCGTCATCCACTGGACCGGCAGCACCTACCCCACCACCACCCCGCACCCCGGCGGCATGGAATCCGTGATCGCCGTCCACGGCCACGGCGGAGCCACCCGCGTCGTCTGGCAATCCATCGAGGCCAACATCCCCAAGCCGCGCTACGGCGAGGTGTGGACGGAGCTCGTCGGCTACGTCCAGGAAGCCGTCAACGACGGCGGCCAGATCGACCCCGCCCACCTCGCCGCCTACATGCGAGAACTGCGCCACAGGGCCATGGCCCCGACGCGCGAGTGGATCCGCTCGATCACCGACCCCGACGACGGCACCGACACCCCCGCCTGAGCCGCACGCCCGACCCGAAAGGCCAGCCGTGACACCCGCCGACGAACTCCGCGCAGCAGCCGCCCGACTTCGCCAAGCCCGATTCCCCGCCGCCATGACCGCAACAGCCAGCACCGCCGCCCTGATCGCGGCACGCCTGCCGCTCGCCGACTGGCTCGACCTTTTCGCCGCCACCCAGTTCGACCCCGAAGCGGGCATCCAGGTCACCGACCGCAGCCACGAATGCGCCCTCGCCTTCGCCCGCGCGGTCCTCGGCACCCCGGACCGGCAGCCATGACCGGCGAACAACTCGCCCTCACCTGGTCGGAGCCCTGCAACACCCCATCACCCGCCAACCGGCCACCCACCCGCTTCGACCTCCGCCAACACGAAATGTGGGACATCCGCGGACAACGCATCGAACCCGCCGCCTATTGGACCGCCCACACCATCACCGTGAAGGGAGACCTCCTGTGACCCTCCTCCTCGCCGCGGTCCTGGCCCTCGCCGCCGGCTGGTGCATCGGACATCGCACCGGACGAACCCTCCGCCGCGCCTCCGCCCAAGTCGACGCCATCATCCGCACCACCATCCCCGACCCGGCGCCCATGCCCGACTGGGAGCGGATCGCTGAACAGACCCGCTACGACGAAGCCTTCGGCCAGATCACCCGCCACTGGAACGAGGACGCCGCATGACCCGGCACACCGTCAACACGATCACCAGCGACGCCCTCGACGCCCTCTACGAGCAACTCGAAGCCGCCGAAGACAGCGAGGCCCAGCGACAACTGGCCACCGCACGGGAAGCCCTCGCCTCCGCCGCAACACGGGCCGCCCGCGCCGAACACGAGCTGGCTGCGCTCCGCCAAGTCGCCCGCGGCTACTGCCCCGCCTGCGGACGCGGCGACGCCGCACCCACCGTCACCGACTGGGAACGCGAGCGGCAGCGCGCCGAGGAAGCCGAAGGCCACCTCGCCCACCTGCAAGAGAGCAGCGAGGCTGTCGGACGCTTCCTCACCCGAACCGTCGACGAACGCGACCAACTCCGGGCCGCCATCCGCCGAGTGCGCGACTACGCCGCCGACATCGAACGCAGCAGCTGGACCGGGCCCGCAATCGCCCGCCGCATCCGCGCCGCCCTCGACGAGCCCGCGGCCAGCCCGGCAGCGACCCAAGCGACCGACACCACGAAGGAGAACTGACCATGGGATGGGGATCAGCCGGATCAAAGTTCTTCAACCCCGTAGCCCACGCCCTCCAAGAAGCCGGCGCCTCCGACGAGCTGAAGGAACGCGTCCTCACACCGCTCATCGCCAACCTCCAGAACGAGGACTGGGACACCGAACTCGACTCGCTGCAAGACTTCCTCGACGACCCGGCGATCGTGAAAGCGTTCGCCGCCAATGGCATCACCTGGGACTGACCACCTGTGGCATCCTGACCGTGGCAGTACGGCATCCCGGGGATGCCACCCGCCGGCCGCGAACCGGTACCGCCTTCCGCCCCGTGCCTCCATCGAGGACCGGGGCGGACGTGCGTCTGGCATCCTGGGACAGTTCCCCCGTAGCTCAACCTGGCAGAGCGCCCGGCGGGGAGGTTGCGCGTTCAAATCGCGTCGGGGGAACGTCTTCCGGGACAAAGGCCGGAACCAGGGAACTGGATCCCTCCCGCCTTGAGCGGGTTGTGGCCCCCGGAGACGCGAACGCCCCGCCGACTAGGTATCGGCGGGGCGCTCGCATATCTGGCATCCTGAGGGTGCGGCATCCGGGTGTGAGACCTGGCGCGCGTGACTCGCTCCGTTTAGCGAGAGGTGGCCCGTCCAGGGGACGGAAGACCCCTGTGCCGCTCGCACCAGCCCGGCGCCAACCGGGAGGCATCTCGGCCTGAGAGCCCGCGCCCGCCCTCGTGAGCAGCAGACAGGGGCGGGCGCTCCCGCGTTGTCGGCGGCCGGTCGTACCATCACAGTGCGGGCTGGTTTCCATGGCTGGATCAGGCCGTGCTGCTACAGCAAAGCGCCCCCGTCATCGGTCGACGGGGGCGCAGCTGTTGGGCGGTCCCTACGGCTTCCACTCGTCGCGGTAGCCAGGGCGGTCGGCGTAGATCGCGGCCAGGCAGAGGACGCAGGACTGCAGCGCACCCGCCACCTGCACCCACACGGCATCGTCCTCACCGGCAAGGGCGAGCCGGACAGCTTCCTTGGATGCGAAGTCATACCGGGCGACGATCGCCCTCTTCGCCTCGATCTCCCGCAGCACCCGAGCCGGATCATGACCGAGGACGTGGTCGATGACCGGGCCTTCCGGCCAGCGCGTCACACGCCCATCGAGCGCGCCGCCAACCGAGGGGATCACCCGGCCGCCGTCGGCGTCCGCGACGCTGCCCGCACCATCCATCGACCACGGACCCGGCGGCGCAGCCTTCGCGATCCGCTCATCCTCGTCGAGCTGCACGCTCAACCAACGCACCAGGCCATCCATCAGCGATCCCACCCTGCGCCGTCGTCGCCGTCGAGCCAGGCGTAGTAGTTGCTGCCGCCGCCGCTGGTGTGCCGGGTGTGATATCCGCGCTCGCCGCAGTACACGGTGTCCGGCATCGGCTCCTCGCGGAACGTTGCCGCGCAGGGCGCGTCGTCCTCCGCCATCTCATCCACCGTCGGCCTCCTTCTCCACCTTCGGCCGCGTCGTCCCGGACCCCTTGCCGCGGAACACCGCCTGCACCGTGCTGAACCCAACACCAAGGCGCGCCGCGATCTGCCGGTAAGAGAGCCCGTTTCCCCCGTTCCACAACTCCCGGATCAGATCGTCGCGCTCCTTCGACCAGTCAGCGTTGCGCCTGGCCTGCTCAGCCATGATCTTGCTCTTGGCTCTGATCCGCTCCTCGCGGTCCGCGATCTGCTCGATCGCGTTAAGGGCGTCCGACACGCGGCGCACCTCCTCGTCGCTCATCCCGGCCCCTTCATTCGGTGGGCCGCTTGCCATGGACTGTAGGGGACCCCTACAGTCGGGAGCAAGCAGTCCGACTGCTGATGCACAAAGCCCCCGGCCCGGCGCTGGAACGCCATATGGGCCGGGGGCGGACCCACCCCAACAGCGACGAAAGAGCAGGTCCGCCGTGAAGCGTATCGACCCGCAACCCCAGAAGCACGACCCCCGCACCTGCAACAACTGCGCCACCCTCCGCCACCCCGCACAAGCAGCCCAAGGCCGCGCACTGGCCAAGCACCTCGCGCAGCACCCCTTCCCCCAGCAGGCGGCCCAGCGATGAACGAGCAGCAGGCATCCGCGCTCCCCGACTGGGTGGCCAGCCAACTCGCCTACCGCGCCGCGTGGGCTGACCACACGATCGCCCGCTACCTCACCGTCGGCGGCGCCACCATCGACATCACCGAAACCGGCCCCCGCGACGGCGACCTCCTCGAAGTGACCATCGCCTCCTGTGGCGGATGCCCCGCCACCCGCCGCGAGCAATGGCCGGACGGCACCTACGACTACGCCAGCCAGTTCCACCCGATCAAGCGGGCGGACGCTATCGCGATCGCCGAGGAAGCCGCCCGCGCCTGGGCCCAAGCCCACGCCGAAACGTGCCGCGCCCTGCCGCGCCCGGCGGCCGCCCAATGAGCGCCCCCACCCCGCCCCCCTGCGGCACCTGCCACGGCCAAGGCGGCACCGTGAACGACACCAGCAGCGGCGGCATCACCCGACAGAACTGGCAAACCTGCCAGCCCTGCCACGGCACCGGCGTACAAGGCGGAGGCCGCTGATGGCCTGGTTCCGCAGCCGCGACCAAACCAGCCGCGACTACCCCGCCGCCGGAACCTCCGTCACCGCCTCGGCCGGCCGGTTCTTCCGCTCCAAAACGGCCGGCGCCCGAGCAGCAGGCCGCGCCGCCGACGACTGGGAAACCCGCGACCGCCAATCCGAACGGCAACGCCGCGGCCCCTACGCCCAGTAGCCCAACCCCTGATCGGCCGGCCTCCCGCGACTCCGTTCCCCCACGGCCGCGGGAGGCCGGCTCCTCGTCCCGCTCCCGGAGGACCACCGTGCCCCGCCGCCGCACCATCATCCGCCACATCGGCCTACACGACCCGCTCGGACGGTGGGGCTTCACCGTGCTCGCGGCCTTCGCGCTCCTCAACGGGCTCATCCTGCCCGGCCTCGTCTGCACCGCCATCGCCCTCTACGCCTGGAGGAACCGGTGAAGAAACTCACCAGAGGACAGAAAGCTGTCCTCATCCTCACCACGATCCCCATGATCGCGGTCGGCATCGGCGGCGCGATCGGCACCTACGCCAACGCCGCATCCGTCCTCCACCGCAAAGAGACCGCCCTCGGCGTCGTCGCCGCCGGCGAAGGCGCCACCCTCGTCGCCGCCCTCGTCATGATCGTCGTCACCATGCTCGGACAAACCGCACCCACCACCGTGCGCGCAGCCCTCTGGCTGCTCCCTGCCGCCGCCTCCGTCATGGGCCTCGCCATCGCTCCCACCGCCGCCGAGATGGTCGTGTTCGCCCTCACCCCCCTCGCCATGACCGCCAGCGCCGAGGGCATCAGCCTGCTCGCCCGCCGCATCGTTGTGCACCGGACCGGCGTGGATGTTGAGGCGCAGCGCCGTGACTCGGCGGTCGCCCGCAGGCTGAACTGGCACCAGGCCAGCGCCGACCACCACCCCTCAAAGCGGCAACGCAAGCGGTCCGAACGCATCGCCTGGAGGCTGGCGAGCAGGGTTGCAGCGCACGACACCGAACTCCGGGACAGCCTGATGGAGGTCCAGCGAGAGCGCATCGTGCAGGGAGCGGACAAAGCACTCGCCGAGATGTTCGGCCTCTCTACGGCCGCGCAGCCCGCCATCACCCCAGCACCGGCCGGCTTCGAGGAGGCGGCGCGAGAGGCGCTCTCCGTCGCTGGCGGAGACCCGCAGGGGCCCGCAGCTCTCCCACCCGTGCAGCTGCGCAAGCGCGCGCCCAGCGAACAGCCCCCGTCCACTCCAGCCGGCCCGCTCGGCGAACCCGTGGAAGACATCCCGGCGCTCTTCGGGAAGGCGCACGCGCCGATCGTGTACTTCCTCCGCAACGGCAGTCGCGTGAAGATCGGCGTCTCGCAGAACCTTCGCCGCCGCGTCGCCGCGCTCTCGCTGCGCCCAGACGACGTCATCCGCGTCGTGCACGGACACGCCGAGTATGAGCGGTCCATGCACCGTCGTTTCGCCGATCTCCGAGTGGACGACACGGAGTGGTTCGAGCTGCGCGCCGAGCTCGCGGAGTACCTCGGCGTGGTCGTCGAGGACGCCGTGTCCGGGCGCCCGGACACGGCGACGGACAACCCGCCGGACACGTCCGGACAGCCGGACAACGCAGCGGACACAGCGTCCGGACACGAGAAGACCGAGACCACCACCGAGACTCTGACCAGCCCGGACACGCGTCCGGACAGGCCGGACCCCCTGTCCGAGATCGCCAAGGCGGCGTCCGGACCGTCCGACCTCGTCCGCTCCCTCGCCACCCACGGCGTACCCAAAGACGCCCTCGTGTCCGAGGCTGTCCGGCTGCGTCCGGACATGGTCGCGGACAGCATCCGCCGTATCGCCAAGCGCCTCGGAGAGGGGCCGTACCTGTGAGCACCGAGCAGGGAGCCGACGAGCTCCGCATGCGCGCCCTCCTCCTCACCCGCGAGGTCGGCCCCGACGCCATCCCGCCCAAGCCCAAAGGCCGGCCGCGGGATTGGCTGGACGACCTGATCGACGACGAGCACGCGCCCGCCACAGAGCCCGCAGAGGAGCCCGCCTCCGCCCCGCCGGCCGCCGCTCCCAAGCAGGGCAGCCCGAGTCCCTCCAAGGCCCGGAAGAAGAAGGCGAAGAAGACGAAGCCGGGCGTCCCCCGGGCCGCCGTCGACACCCGCCCGCCCTCCCCGCGGCAGTCCCTCGCCGACGCCTGGGACGCCGTCCCGCCCCGGTTGAAGTGGCTGGCCTACCACGCGTCCGCCGCCTACCTCGGCTGGACCGTCGGCCTCGTCGACTGGGCCACCTACGTCACCAGATGGATCGCAGCGACCGGCCCGACCAGCGGACAAGCCTGGTTCTGGTACGTCGCCGCCGCCGGGACCGCCCTCGTCTACCACCGCACCCGCGGCTGGTGGCGGCCCGTCGCCTGGCTCGCCGCCGTCCCCGTCACCTCCACCGTCGCCGGCGTACTCCTGTACGCCCCGTACTCGTAAGGACCCCTCGTGTTCGGGAACCTTGGCACCGTCGGCCTCGCCGCAGCCCTCACCTGCCTGATGATCTTCGGCATTCCGGGGGGCGGCCAGCTCAAGCCCCTCGGCTGGTGGACCACCGTGTTCGTCGCGCTCCTCGCCGCCAGCGCGTACAAGGCCGCGGGAGGCCCGTTCAGCGTCGTCCCCGACGCGGCCGGGACGGTCATCTCCTTCCTGCAGAGCTTCCTCAAGGGCGTCACGATGCCAGCCCTCGCCCTCTGCGTTCTGATCTTCATGCTGTTCAAGAAGCTGACAACCAAGCAGGTCGGCATCACCGCCCTGCTGTTCTTCTACATCGCCACCGGAGCCGGCGGCACCTGGGCCTACCTCGCCGACGCGATCGAGAACGCACGGGCAGGCCTCCAGTGACGTACCACAGCCTGCGCAAACGCGCCCCGGAACCCGAACCGGAAGCGGCCGTCGAGGAAGAGCCTGGCGGGGAAAAGCAGGCCGAGTCCGGCACCGACGAGACCTCCCCGGCCGCCCGCGGCGGCGGCCTCTGGGCAGGCATCAGCGGGCCCGGCCTCTGGCTCGCAGCCCACGGCCGCACCGACCTGGCGTGGAGCCTCTACGTGGGGTCGGTGTGGGCGATCGGCTTCTACGGCGGCTGGATCGCGGCCGGCATTGTCATCGCATGGCTGCTCACGGTCGGGCTGTTCACGCCAAAGGAGTACCTGGACCGGCTCGCCACGGCCATCGAACGCCGCTTCTCCGGCCCCGCGCAGAAGCCGCCTACCGCGCCGCCCAGCAGCGGCGGAGAGGCCATTCGCGGGCTCCTCCTCGACCTCATCGGAGAGGGGAGAGGAGTGCACCTGCGCACCGTCCTCGACCACCTCCAGGAGCACGGCCAGTGGGAGGGCAAGGAGGTGTCTGATCTGAGGCGGCATTTGGAGGCCCTGGGCATCCCCGTCCGGCCCAAGGTGAAGGTGGGCGGAACACCCACCCGCGGGGTCCTGAAAGCCGATCTCGAAGCACTCCCCCCGATCGAGGAGACGTCCCCGTCTCCCGCCCCGTCTCCCGCCGTCTGACCTGCACGTCTACCTTCTGTCTCCCCGCCGTCTCCCGCCCCTCTCCCGGGGTGGGAGACATACCTGTACCCGAGGATGCGCCATGCCGTGGATCTATGAATGCCGGGCCTGCGAAGCTCGTTCGCCTGAGGAGCGGGAGCGCCGCGACGACGCCGAGGACGAACTCGTCGAGCATCGGCGCCGCGTGCACGGCGGGCTGCGGCCGGACGCCGGCGACGAGGTGCGGCGTGTGCACGCCGCGGCCCGCGGGGATGGTGTCCTGCCGGCCGGGTGGGGGTGGGCGCTGCTCGTCCTGCTGGCGCTTTTGTTGGCGAACTGCCGGGGCTGGTGACCCCCGGCCTGCCACACTGGAGGCACGCGCCGGGACCGCTCGGCACCACGAAGGCCCCACCGGGTTCCCCCGTCCCGGTGGGGCCTTACGCGTGAATCCCGCCACCCGGACAGCCCCATCCTGCCAAGAGCCGTGGGCTGACTGGGTTACCCGCTGTCAGCGGCCCCAGGTTCACTGCGCGGCATGCAAACGATCTCGCTGAAATGCCCCTGTGGACGGTTCATGGCACCCGACGGTCGAGCCGGGCGCGGGGCCTTCCGCTGCGGGTGCGGCCTGCGCGGAATCCGGGCTGTCGAGCGCATCGACTCAGTACGCCGTTGCACCTACGGCAACTGCCGAACCCGGGCAACCACGCCAGAGCCGCTGAAGTTCTGCCTGGATCACGAGGCCGAGGCTGCGTCTCGGTTGGGCTACCTGGCCGGCACGCAGGTACTGGAGCGCTTCCTTGAACGCAGCCCTCAAACGCGGGCCCGGCACTTCGGGGGTGCGGTCGCTCCGCTACCGAAGACGACGGATCAGCCGTCGGTGGTGTACTTCGCCCGGCGGGAGGTACTGATCAAGATCGGGACGAGTGTGCGGCTTCGTCAACGTATGTCCTCGCTGGCGACCCTGGTACTGGCGACTGAGCCCGGTGATCTTGTCCTGGAGAGCCAGTTGAAGCGCCGGTTCCGCCACCTGCTGGCGGTGGGGCGGGAGTGGTTCCACCCGGGCCCGGAACTCATTGCCTACATCAACGATGTGCGTGCGGCCTCCGGAGCCCCACCAATTAGCTGACCGGCCTGATGAGGCCCCGTCCCAGAATCCGGGCGGGACCTTCGTCATGCCGGCGCTCAGCTGGCGGGTAGCGCGCTGGTGTCGCACTCCATGCACCGGAACCCAGGCGGTGGCGCGCCGTGGCAAGTCCTGCAGTTCGCGGGCGGCAGGAGCAGCTCCTCGATGCCTGTGTCGAAGACGGCCGCCAGCGCGACGAGGTCGTCAACGTCGACGTGCCGCTGCCCGGTGTCGATGGCGCTCAGCCCGAGTGCGGGGATCGCGCGGCCGACGCGCGCGAGGCGTTCCTCCACGTCTCGGTACCCCCAGTGGCGCTGCTCGCGGAGGCGTCGGACGTTGCGTCGCACGTTGTTCCCGGCCGAGCTGAGCGGGCCGCTCGCCGCCTCGCTCACGTCTGCTCCCCGTCCGGGCGCACCGGGCCCGCGCCGCGCAGCCGTGCGATCTCCGTCCGGAGAACCTGGATCGTCATCACGAACTGCTCGGTGGTGTGCGTGGCCAGATGCTCGCGCAGTGCCGCCTCCGTCTGCTCAGCGTTCTGCCGCACCAGCTCACCGGCCATCCTCTGGATCGCTTCGGGGGCGATCGGCGTAGAGGCGTGTGACGGGATCCAGGCGTCGGGGAACGGCACTCGGTCGTGGTGCCAGCCGCATTCGAGGGGGCACAGGTAACGGGTCGTACCCGCGACGGGGCTCATCCGGTCGTCTCCTCGCTGCCCGCCGGGCGCTCCCGTCGCTTCCTGTTGACCCGCTCGTGCATCAGCTCGATCAGGACGTCAGACCGTGAGCGGCCCTCCTCGACGGTGGCGTCGAAGGCTCGGCGTAGCGCCGGGTCGGCTCGGAACGTCACCACCTTGGTCTGCCCCGTCGCGGGCCTCCCGCCGCCACGTCCCTGAGTCATCTTGCCGTTCTCGTCCGGGCGGATGACGTTCCATCTGGGGTTCTGGGTAGTGATGGTCTCCGCTTCCGCCGCCTCGGCCTCGGCGCGGGTCGCCTTCCACTCGACGTCACGCCGCTCCACCTGTGGCCACCACGCCTTCTGACGTGCGTGGTAGGTCCAGCGGACGTCGGGGTCGTTGGTGATGCCTACGTACAGGAGGTTGCTCTCCTTGTCGTAGAGGCGGTAGAGCGCGGTTCGTTCGGCGGCGACCAGAGTCATGACGGCTTGACCTTCCCGTCGCGGATGCGGGCGACGTACTCGCGGGTGAACCCGGATGCCTTGACGACCTCGTTCAGCCGGCCGCGCACGGGGTCCTCGCCGCGCAGCTCGGGGAAGACCTGCGGGATCAGTTCGAAGACCCGGGCTCGGTCTGCGGCCATGCGTTCGGTGAGCTGCTGGATCTCTTCGATCTTCTGCTCGTCGGTGTCTGCCATGCCCTCAGTATGCCATCTCAGTAGGCGAACACGATAGGCCTACCCCGTTGACATGTGGAGTGAGTAGGCCTACTGTGTAGTCATAGCCAGTCGGGCACAGCACCACGGAGGCAGCAATGCAGAACACCACCCACGCCAACTGCCTCCGCTGCGGCCGCACCCTCCGTACCGCCAAGTCGCAGGCCGCCGGATACGGCGCGAAGTGCGCCGCCAAGGTCCGCAACGCCCCCGTCGACACCACCGACTACAAGACCCACCAGATCACCAGCGCCCGCGAGTTGATCGAGGACGGCGCGATCATCCCCCTCCGCTCCGTCATCTTCATCACCGTCAGCACCGACGGCACCGAGACCTACAAGACCGCCCCCACCGGGTGTACGTGCCCCGCCGGCACCAAGGGCAGCCGCTGCTACCACACCCTCGCCGCACAGATGCTGCTCGCAGCCTGAACAGGAGAAACGCATGACCGACACCACCCAGCCGCAGCCCCTCGCCGTCGACCAGGAGGTCGAGTTCGACGACGGACGCGGGAACACCCTCACAGGCGTCATCACCCTGGTCTGGGACAAGCCGAAGACCGACCCCTACGTCAGCATCGTCACCTCGTTCGAGGACCAGCCCCGCAAGTTCGTCCGCAGCTCCAGCCGGGTTCAGCGCACCGCCACCGCCGGAGCGAGCAGCGGCCCGCTGCCGGACTGCACGGTCGCGCAGCACGGGGACGAGAGCCTCTGCGGCTGCATGGGCTGCATCGAGTACACGGCCGACCAGAACGGCGACTACGGCTGCTGAGTGTCGAGCCCGGCCCTCGACAGGGGCCGGGCCTCGCCACGGTCACCGTGCTCTACCCCGTCGACTGCCTGATCGCCCGCCGCGTCCAGATGCTCGCCGACGCCCTCGCTGCCTAGGAGCCCCCGATGCCCCGTTCCGAACACCTCGCCGACATGTCCACCCGTGGCCTCCAGGAGGAACGCGAAGCCTGCCTCCAGCTCACCGACAGCAACTTGAACAGGTGCAGCGAGTCCGTGACCGAGTACCACGCCGACTATGCCGACCGGATCAGCGACGAAATCGACCGCCGAACCAACCCCTGAACCCCGCCCCACCGCCCGCCCGACCACGACAGGATGAACCACATGACCGAGCAGCCCGCGCCGCGCCCCTGCGCCTCGTGTCCGTACCGGCAGGACGTCCCCTCCGGGGTGTGGGCGGCGAGCGAGTACGCAAAACTGACCCTGTACGACGCCCCGACCCACGCGCAGCCGCCCCGGCTGTTCCTGTGTCACCAGCACGACCGTGACGACGACCGGGCCCGCGTGTGTGGTGGGTGGGCGGGATGCCACGACGGTGACCACCTGCTTGCCTTGCGGGTCGCGGTGTCGTCGGGGGAGATCAGCGTGGAGACCGCCGACGCTATCCGTGACTACGTGTCTCCGGCGCCGCTGTTCGCCTCGGGCGCGGAGGCTGCCGCACATGGCGTGCGCGAGATCCGAAGCCTCAGCCCGGACGCCTGTACCGCGATCCGCAAGATCAGCCGCAACCGCAGTGACCTCACCGCCTGACCCCTGCCGGCCTCGAACCGCCACCAAGGAGGACCCCATGGCCCACACCATCCGCTGCGCACACGATGACTGCGACGAGTACTCCTGCCGCGCCCCCTTCCAACCAGAGCCGCCCGACCTACAAGCCATCGCTCATCGAGCGGCCCTCGCCGCCGACGGGTGGAGCGACATCGAAGGCCGGGACTACTGCCCCGACCACAGCCCCTGCTAGAACCCGCCTGACCGCCCTACGCTCAATCCTCCGCCACCGAAAGGACCCCGCCATGGCCAGTCACTTCGTGGACTGCATCACGATGCAGTGGTACGCGCTTCCCACCTCGCCGTGCACCTGCCCACCGTGGGTGGGGCTCGACCCGGACGGCTGGTACCGCCTCGACTGCTCCGACCCCGCCGACCCTCGGATCGTCGAGTACGGCGACGAAGACCGCGACGACGAGGCACCGCTGACTCTGGACGACGCGATCCAGGAACTCCTCGCCCTGGAGCAGCAGGACGACCCCGCCTGACCCCGCCGCACACGCCAAGGGCCCGCCCCCGGTTCGCCACCAGGGAACGGGCCCTCACTCATGCCCGCGTACACCCGATCCGGTCACAGCACCGTCACAACCACCACAACCCACCCACACCCCGCCTACGCTCCACCCCCACCACCACCCGCACCCGCACCAACAGGGGGAAGCACCATGACCCACCACAAGACCGCCACCATCACCGCCATCGGCATCCTCATCCTCAGCGGAACCGCCGCATGCAAAGACACCAGCAGCGGCAGCAGCACGAGCAGCGGGAAGACCACCACGGGCAGCAGCAAAGCCGCCGAGGCCAAGGCCATCCCCAACTTCGTCGGCATGGGCCTCCAATCCGCCCAAGACACCGCCCAAACCGCCGGGTTCTACGCGCTGAAGTCCCACGACTCCCTCGGCCGGGACCGCAACCAGATCCTCGACCGGGACTGGAAGGTCTGCACCCAGAACATCGCGGCCGGAAAGACGGTACCGACGGACACCGAGCTGGACTTCGGCGCCGTAAAGCTCGACGAAACCTGCCCGACCAAGGACGAGAAGGCACCCTCGACGGCCGATGGGACGATGCCCGACTTCAAGGGCAAGTCGGTGAAGGCCGCACGCGCCGCCCTCGACTCCGGCACGTCGATCACCGTGAAGGACGCCAGCGAGCACCGGTTCATCCTCGTCGAGTCGAACTGGCAGGTGTGCAGCCAGAGCCCGGCCGCGGGCACCACGCTGAACGGGCAGCCGGTCGAGTTCACCGCGGTCAAGTTCGGGGAGTCCTGCCCCTGAACGCGCCTGGGGCCCCGGGGTGTGCCGCCACAGCCACCCCGGGGCCCCTGCCCAGCCCGCCACTGCCCTAGTGACGCTTACGCCCCCGCGCTTGACGCGTGCGGGCGGCTTTCCTGGCCATCAGGCTGCGGGCTGCGTGAGTGCGGCCCTCGTTCGAGATCCTCGCGGCACGGGACTTCGACATGCCCTGACGTCGCAATGCGCGATACACGGCGAAGCGCGTCCGATAGACGAACCCTGCCCTACCGCCTCGGTCGGATACCATCGCCCGCCACCATCCAGCACGATCGAATCAAAGCCTCAACACTGCCATAGCCTACGATTCAAAGGTACTCGGTCGTAGGAGGCATCCACCATGGCCAACCCGAACCAAAACGTCCGCGGCCGCGGCGGCCGCTACATGCCCAGCCCAGAAACCGCCATCCGCGACGCCAAAGCCGCAGAGGTCCGCGCCAAAGGCCGCACCTACCAGCAGGTCGCCGACGAATGCGGCTACGCCAGCAGCCGCAGCGCCTGGGAAGCTGTACAACGCGCCATCGCCGCCGTACTGAAAGAGCCCGGCGAGGCGGTCCTGCACTTCGAGTTGGAGCGCCTCGACGCCGAACTCCTCCGCCTCGACGGCCTCGAAGCCGCCGCCCGCAAAGTCCTCACCGCCCGCCACATCACCGTCAGCAACGGCCGCGTCATCACCCACCCCGAAACCGGCGACCCCATGGAAGACGACGGCCCCGTCCTCCAAGCCATCGACCGCCTCATCAAGATCGAAGATGCCCGGCGCCGCAACGGGGAGAGGCGCGCCAAGCTCACCGGCATCGAGGCCGCGGTCAAGGTCGACGCCACCGTGCACGAGGTGACGCAACAGGACCTCGAACTGCAGGAGATGCTCCGCGACGCCAAAGCCCGCGTCGCCGCCCAAGAGCAGGCGCTTCGGGACGGCCCCGGCGGCGAGGCCTGACCATGACCACCGCCGCCCCGCCAGCGGCCGGCTACCTCGACGGCCTGGACGCCGAAACGTTCGACCTCCACACCTACCTCGCCCAGTTCGACGAACGCCTCCTCGCCGATCCCGAAGGTCGGCGCACCCTCACGCGTCTCGACCCCCTCCTGTTCGCCCTCGTCTACCTCAAGCACCACCTCAAAGACGACGAAGGCCGGGTCACGTTCGGCGACGCCCACCTCGACTGGTGCCGCGCCGCCCGCCACTGGATCCGCCAACCCGCCGGCCCCGGCGAGAACCGGCACGCCTACATCGCCCCCCGCAACATGGGCAAGTCCACGTGGTGGTTCCTCATCCTCCCCACCTGGGCCGCCGCCCACGGCCACGTCCGCTTCGCCGCCGCGTTCGCAATGGCTGCCGGCCCCGCGCAGACGCATCTCGCCACGTTCAAGCGGGAGATCGACACGAACGCGCTGCTCCGCCGCGACTACCCGAAGCTTTGCACCGCAGCCAAGCGTCCGTCCGGGACCAACATCGCGGACACCCAGTCCATGTACATGGCCGAGTCCGGCTTCGTCTTCGCGGCCCGCGGCATCGACAGCAGCAATCTCGGTATGAAAGTCGGCGAGCAGCGCCCCGACCTCATCCTGTGCGATGACATTGAGCCCGACGAGAGCAGCTACGGCCCCGAACTGGCACGCAAGCGGCGCACCACCCTCGTCGACGCGATCCTCCCCCTCAACGTGTACGCCCGCGTCGTCATCTCCGGGACCGTCACACTCCCCGGCAGCATCGTCCACCAGCTCGTCAAGCACGCCCGCGGCGTCGAGACCGCCGAGTGGATCCGGGACGAGGGGTTCGAAGCCCACTACACCCCGCCGATCATCAAGACGGCGGGCGGGTATGAACGGAGCGTGTGGCCGGCGAAGTGGCCGCTGTCCTACTTGAAGTCGATCGAGCACACCAGGTCGTTCGCGAAGAACTACGCCAACGACCCCATGGGCGCCGACGGTGACCTGTGGACGCCGGACGACTTCCGCTACCCCGGCGAGGAAGGCCCGGACCCGGTCACGCACATGATGCTGTCGATCGACCCGGCGGTCACGGCGAAACGCGCCTCGGACTTCACCGGCCTGGCCGTGGTGTCGTGGTCCGCGCAGACCCGGCGGTGCACGGTGCACGAGGCGCTCGCGGTGAAGATCCCGCCGGGTGAGCAGCTGCGTGAGCGGGTGCTGGCGCTGCTCGATGAGTGGCCGCGGATCGGTCTGGTGCTGATCGAGGTGAACCAGGGGCACGACGTGTGGAAGGCGATCCTGCACGACATGCCGGTGAAGGTGAAGCCGGTCAGTCAGACCGAGCCGAAGTTCGTGCGCGCGGAGGGCGTGCTGGGCTACTACCAGCGGGGCCGGGTGCTGCACGCGCGCAGGCTGCGGGAGTTGGAGGAGCAGATGTGCGCGTTCCCGAAGGCTCCGAACGATGACCTTGTGGATGCGGCGGGGAGTGCGATCCGCAGATTCATCCCGCCGGAGAAGAAGCAGGCGGCGCCGAGCGCTGCGCGCGCCAGCTACGTGTGATCCGTGGATTCGATGGTGAAGGCCTTCCTGTTGCGGTACTGGCGGGCTTGAAGTGAGCGGCTATCCTTCGATTCAAAGGTCACGTCTGGGAGGTCGCATTGGATGACGAGCACGTCGACCTCATGTACGGCATCGCCGAACTGAGAGAGTCCCGCCCCGCCTACGACCAGGCGCAGACCTACTACGACGGCAAAGTCCCCGAGGTCTTCACCTCCATCCGTTTGCGCCGCGCCCTCGCCGTCCACGACATCGACTTCGATCTGAACTTTGCGAAGACCCCCGTCAACGCCGTCACCAACCGGCTGAAAATCGCCTCAATCACGAGCCCCGACGAGGCGACGAACACCCTCATCTCCCAGATCTGGCAGGACAACCAGCTCAACCTGGAGATGAAGAACCTGTTCCGGCGGGCCGGCGAGTACGGCGACGCCTACCTCATGGTCCTGCCCGTCGAGGACGACAAGGGCAACGTCGTTCGCGTCGAGATGTTCTACAACTCCCCGCAGACCGTCCGGGTGATCTACGCCGAGGACAACCCGCGCCGTAAGGCGTACACGATCAAGAAGTGGTGTGAGGGTAAGTACCAGCGCGCCGAGCTGTACTACGACGACCGCACCGAACGCTGGACGACCGGCGAGAACTCCGACGGCAGCAAGCCCGGCGACTGGCTGCACTGGCCCGCCGACCCGGAGGACCCGGAGTCGTGGTTCCTCCCGCACGAGTGGGGCGAGCAGCCCGTCTTCCATTTCAGGACGGACAGGCCGTATGGGGTGCCGGAGCATTACGGCGCCTACGGCCCGCAGAACGCGATCACCAAACTCCAGGCCACGCATATGGGGACGGTCGACTACCAGGGCGCACCCCAGCGGTACGCCCTGACCGAGACCGCGACCACGGACACCAGCGACCTGGAGCCCGGCGACTTCGATGACGGCGACTGGCCCCTCGACGAGAACGGTGTAGGCCCGTCCGACTCTGGCGCCGACTCCAGCCTGAAGGCCGGCCCGGGTGAGATGTGGCTGCTCCGCGGCTACAAGAGCGTGGGCCAGTTCGACGCGGCAGACCCGGACGTGTTCCTCAACCCGATTCAGTTCAACGTGCGGGCGATGGCGCAGATCACCGAGACGCCTCTGCGCATGTTCGATCCGCAGTCCTCCAGTCAGCGCTCTGGGGTTTCCTTCCAGGAGGAGGACAGCCCTTTCATCAGCAAGATCGAGGACCGGCAGACGGGCTATGGAGCGGAGACGCACGCCGCCTTCGTGTTCGCGCTGCGCCGCCTCGGCATCGAGGACCCGGTCGTCACCGTCGACTGGGTGCCTGCCCGGTCGGTGTCGTCCGCGGAGGGCTGGCAGACCGTCAAAGCCAAGATCGACGCCGGAGTGCCGCGCCGGCAGGCCCTCATGGAGGCCGGCTACCGCGCCGAGCAGGTCGACTCCTGGCTTGCTGGGGTCGACGACGCGGAACTGCAGCGGCGGGTCGACGTCCTCGCCTCCCTCGCCGACTCGGCGCAGAAGCTGGGCACGGCGAAGACGTTGGGCGTCATCACCGAGGAGCAGGTCGCCGCGCTGATGGCCGGCGCGATCGACGACCTCGAAGCCCTCGCCACGGCGCAGGAGGAGTCCTGATGCCGTACCGCAGCAAGCACCTCGCCGCCCTCGTCCAAGGCGATCACACCAGTGAAGTCGTCGACTTGGAGGACGAGATCACCGGCCAGGCGCTGCGCGGTACGGACCGGGCGTTCGAGGAGCTGATTCGCCGGATCCTCGACGCGTGGACCCGGGCGTTCGGCGGCCCCGCCCAACCCGCTATGTCGGGCGGCGCGCTACGCCAGATCCTCGCCACAGCGCAGGCCGCGGTGCGTCGCCTCCTCAGCGATATCGCCGACCGCGCACCCGGTGCGCTCTCCGACAAGCTCGGGCCGGCCCTCGCGTTGGGGGTGCGTCAGGGCACGGAGTTCGTGCGTGCCGCGTCGGGGCGCCGCGAGTCCGAGCCGCGGGTGCCGGTGGTGGGTCGTGTGCTGCGTGCTGAAGCGCATCGGCTGCGGGACATGGTGACGGAGCGCCGGGACCGAGCCTTGTTTCTGCTGCATCCGGATCGTGTCCACCGGTGGTCGCAGATGCTGGCCGGGCTAGGGGCTGCTCGGGCCGCGATTCCCGCCGTCCGCGCGCACATCGCCTGGGTCATCAACACCGCCGTGCACGAAGGCCTGGACGCTGTCGTCCGGGCGACTGCCCCGCTGCGGCTGTGGGTGTCGGAGGCGGATGCGTGCGTGCGCTGCCTCGCCTACACCGGCCGTGTCGTGGCCGCGGATCAGCCGTTCCCGGGCGGTCTGTCGTGGGATCCGCGCCAGCGCGCCGCCCGCCTGCCGGGTGTGGAAGGCCCGCCCCTGCACAGCCACTGCCGCTGCCGCGCGGTGCCGTGGGACGACGCGTGGACCACTGCCGGGATCCCGTTCCCACTCGCCCTGCGGCGTGAGGCGCACCGGTCGATCGCCTACGGCCGCGCCCGCCCCTCCGAGTCCCGCGCCGCCCGCCTGCGAGCCGTCCGCGAACTCCTGCGCACCGAACCCGACCTGCTGCCCGCGGTCGAAGCCCGAGCCCGCACCGCACTCCAAGCCGGCCGATTCCCGGCCGCCGCATAAAGCCCGGTCCCCGCGATGGGCGACCGAACACCACCCCCGTGATGGAGGAACAGATGGGCATCCACCCCAACACCGACCACCCCGACGCGATCAGCCTGCCCCCGGGCACGATCCTCGGCTACCGCGCTGACGGCCGCCCGATCCACGTCATCGCTGGCGGCGCGGAGACCGACGACGAGCCCGACATTGAGGTCGAGGTCGACGACGAGCCCGAGGCGGAGACGGACGAAGAGCCGGAGCCCGACGAGGCACCGAAGCCCAAGCCCCCGGCGCAGAAGACGGAGCCGAAGCCCGAGGACGACGACTACACGCCGCCGTCGAAGACAGAATGGGCGAAGGCGCAGGCCGCGCTGAAGAAGGCCAACGAAGACGCCAAGCGCCACCGGCTCCGTAACAAGGAGCTGGAGGACAAGGCCCGCGGCGACGAGTCCGAGCACGAGAAGGCGCTCCGTGAGGCCCGCGAGGAAGGCGAACGCCGCTACCGGGCACCGCTCGTCCAGACCGCGGCCCGCTCCGCGCTCGTCGAAGCCGGGGCGCTCGCGTTCCTCCAGGACGAGAAGGACCCCGAATCCCAGGGGGCCCGGGAGAAGGGCGAGTCGCGGCTGAAGCGGCTGCTGAAGCTGGTCGACACCGACGCCCTGGACGTCGACGACGACGGCTCCGTGTCCGGTCTGGAGGCGGCGGTGGATGAGCTGCGCCGGGACTACCCGGAGCTGTTTTCTGCGCCGGCGCGGCGGGTGAAGGCGCGGCCGACGGGTGCGCCTCGTCCGGCGGCGGTGGAGCAGCCGAAGTCGACGGCGGAGAGGCACGCGCAGCGGATCCTCGGCAAGGCTTGACAGCCGCAGGTATATTCATCACCAGGTGAATTGCTCCGCGATGGAGCGACCACCGCCTTTTGCGAAGGCGCCCGTGATGGGGCCGCGCTGACCAGCACCCCCATCACGTCGCCCGCAGGAGGGCCCCCGTGGCACGCAATACCCTTGAGGCATGGATCCCGGAGGAGTACGAGTCCTCCCGCGTCATCCAGGCGATCAATCAGATGTCCGCGGTTGAGGCGCTCGCCTCCCGCATCCCGATGGGCTCCGACACCAAGCACGTACCGCGTACCGCGGGCATGGGCGTGGACGTCGTCGCTAAGGGCGGGGCCTACGGCGAGGACACGTCCCTCAACGACGAGGTCCTGCTGACGGCGCGCAAGTTCGGCAAGGCCGCGCGCATCGCGGAAGAGGACATCGACGACTCGGTGGCGAACGTCATCGAAGCGAAGATGCTCGGCTGGGGCCGCTCCTACGCCAAGATGATCGACAACGCGTCCCTCGCGGTCAGCGCTGCGGAGAACGGCACCACGATCCCGTTCACCAGCCTGTACCAGCTGCTCAACACCACGGACGCCACGCTCTCCTACACGGGCGGCACGAACATCACCACCGCCGCCAGCACCGGCATCCCGACCTACGGCGAGTTCTCCACCGCGATCGGCAACGTCGAGTCCGGGGACTACTTCGATCCCGGTGCCATGGTTGCGATCGCGCACCCGGCGTTCCGTAAGAGCCTGCGTGGTGTCGTCGACGGCCAGTCCCGCCCGATCTTCAACGAGAACGGGCAGGGCACCCCGGACACCATCTTCGGTGTCTCGGTCCGCTGGTCCCTCGGCGCGAAGATCTCCGCGACCGCCACCAGCGCCCCGACCGGCCGTCCGATCATGGCGTTCGTCAACCCCGAGCTGCTCCTCCTCGGCGTCCGCTCCGGCCCCGAGTCCGTGTTCATCGACGGACGCGACGGCCTCTCCGCGCTGACGGACGAGTCGATCCTCAAGATGCGCGCCCGCCGCGGCTTCGCCTACGGCCACCCGGGCGGCGCAGCGATCCTCGTCGGCTGACCCACCCCCGATACCCCGCACCGCCCGTGGCTCCGGGCGGTGCGGCGGCAAGGCAGGGAGGTGAGCCATGGCAGCACGGAAGACCACCAGCAGCAGCAAGACCACGGCCGAGCAGACGCAGCCCGCCAAGGACGAGGACCGCGAGCAGCTTCGGCAGCGGCAGTTCCCGGCGAAGGTCGGCGCTCCGGCAGTCGAGGTCGACGAGCGCTCCGCCGACGGCGCGGAGGGCACCCGATACGTCAAGACGTTCGTCGTCCACGGCGACAGCTGGACGGGCGAGGAATACCAGCACGAGGCCAACAAGGCGGCCGTCGCGAACGAGGCGATCCAGCGCGGCCTCCACCCCCGCGGCGAGGCCAGCTTCTACGGCGACGAGGACCACGAGGACGGCGTATCCGTCGTCCTCACCTACTCCGTCGAGACCGTCCCGTCGTCGGTCGACCACGCACCGGAGGACACGACCACGCCCCGCGACGTGATCGAGGCCGACGGCAAGGACACCAGCAGCAGCAAGCTGGAGCCCTGACGTGGACGCCTGGGCGAGCACACAGGACGTCATCGACGCCACCGGCGTGTCCGTGACGGACCAGCAGCTTGCCCAGGCGCAGGCCGCGATCGAGGTCTTCAGCAACCGCATCTACCCCGACCAGGATCGGATGCGGACACGAGACCTCTACTGGCTGGGCCGGGCCGTCGCCTACCAGGCCGCATGGATGGCAGGTCAGTTCGGGCTGGAGTCGCGGTTGGATGCCACGCAAATCCAGCAGGATCAGGTCTCCTCCACCCTGACGGGCGACGGCCTGGTCCTCGCACCCATGGCCGCCCGCGCCTTGCGCAAGGTGTCGTGGATGCGATCCCGGACCGTGCACGTCCGCTCCGCAATCGAAGGCGCGGGCCCAGTGGGGACCGTCCTGTCGGACGCTGCGGACGACTCGCTGGTCTGGGCCCCCTACCACGGGGGTGCGTGATGCAGGCCATCGCCACCACCCGCGTCAGCATCATCCGCGGCACCACCACCGACGCCTACGGCGACGAGCAAGACACCGACACCCCCGTCTGCACCGGGGTCCCGGCCAGCCTGACCGAGCAGTCCCGCCGCGTCACCAGCCGCGACGACCCCACCCCCCGCATCGTCCGCTACGCCGTGGCCCGCGTCCCGGCAGGCACCGACGTCACCGACCAGGACCGGCTCCTCGACGAGCGGACCGGCGCCACCTACATCGTCGACGCGACCTCGTCGATGGCGAACCCCGCATCGGTGCCGGACATCCGGCTCGACCTGCGGCGCACCACCTAACAGCACACGGGGCCACATGCCTGGGGAGACCAGGCGGCCCGCACGAGACCACTCTCTGGAGAGGAGGGCGGCCATGGCACGATCCGGGATTCGGATCGATCCTTCCGCGCGAGCGCATGTCGACGCGGCGACCAACGAGTGGATGCAGGACGTCATCGGCGACGCCATCCTCGGAGATGCCCGCGACTACGTACACAAGCGCAGTGGCCGCCTGCATGACTCGTTGCGTGCCGAGTGCCACGACAAGGTGTTGCGCGTCGGCTCGCTGGACTGCAACTACGCCACCGACGTCGAGATGGGCACGGCCCCGCACGTCATCCTCCCGCGGAACAAAAAGGCCTTGTACTGGCCGGGGGCCGCGCATCCGGTGGCGCGCGTCAATCACCCCGGCACCGCGCCCATGCCCTACCTCCGGCCGGCTCTGTTCCAGCGGAGGACGGCATGACGACGCCTGTGCTGCGCGCGACGCCCGAGCTGGTGGCAACGGCCTGGCTGTCCACGGTCGTCGGTGACCGCGTCGCCACCACCCTCCCCAAGCCGGGCGTGGACGGAACCCTGTCGTGGGCTGACGGCGGGTTCGTCACTCTCGTCGTCGCAGGCGGGTCGTCGAACATCTACGTGCCGTTGCGTACCCCGGTGATGGGCGTGTCCTGCTGGGCCGCCAACCCGACCTCGCAGAAGCCGCCGTGGAACCAGGCCGCCACTCTGGCTGAGGCGATCGTCGCAGCCTGCCTCGACCACCCGAGCATCCCGCAGACGCTCACCCTGCCCGGCAGCTACCCCAGCGTGCAGGTCAAGTCGGCCTACGTGGTGGGTGACCCGCGCAGGATCACAGACGACGCCTCCTCCTACGCCCGCTACGACATCCCCGGCCTCGTCATCGCCTGGACGGAGGTCCCGTCATGAGCCGTCGGTACGCGATCCAAGCCACCGCACTCGGCGGCGACCTCCTCACCTGGAACGGGCGCGTCATCGTCCACAACAGCCGGGGCGAGCTGGAGTTCCTGATCACCGGGCCCGTCCGCATCGTCGACTGCCCGCGGAGCATCCCGCCCGAGCAGACCATCGAGCTGCGCTTCCACCCGCAGTTCTCCCACCACCAGTTCCCCCTCGTGAGGAGTGCCTACCGATGAGTCGCACTGTCCGGACCACCATGCAGCCCGACCGGGACATCGAGGTCGACGACGCCGAGTACCTCGACCTGCAGCGGATGGGGCTCCTCGTCGACGACGACGGCACCGAGCCCGAACCCCCGGCCACGGCAGCGCCCCCGCTGCCGGTCAACCCCGCGAAGAAGCCCACCGCCGGCCCGGCCGGAAGCAAGGAGAACTGACCAGTGAGCGTGATCACGACGAACTTGATCCAGGGCCCGGCGACCCTCTACAAGGGCAACTTCGGTGCCGTCGAGCCCGCCGACACGGCGGTGAACGCGGTCCCGCCCGCGAGCAGCTGGACCGACCTGGGCGGCACGCAGGACGGCGTCAAGCTGTCCGTCGACCAGACCTACTCGGAGCTGGAGGTCGACCAGATCACCCTCCGCGTCGGCAGCCGGCTGACCAAGCAGGACTTCACCATCGAGACCTCCCTCGCCGAGGCCACGCTGGAGAACCTGTCGATCTCCCTGAACGGTGGCACCGCCGCCAGCGGTGCGGGCTTCAAGTCGTTCGACCCCAACGTGACCAGCTCGGCGACACAGCCGAACTACTTCGCCGTGATCATGGACGGTCTCGGCCCCGGCGGCACCCGCCGCGTCATCGGCCGCCGCATGCTCAACACCGACTCCACGGAACTCGCCTACACCAAGGACAAGCAGACGTTGCTGCCGGTGAAGTTCGCAGGCCACTACGTGTCGAGCGTGATCACCCCCTTCCACATCGTCGACCAGGTCTAACCGGCCTTCACCTCTGTCCGATCGAGGAGCATCACCCATGGCATCCACCACTCGTCAGACCACCGCAGCCCGCAAGCGGGCCGCCGCGAAGCCCGTGGCAGGCAGCGACCCGCTGGCGGACTTTGAGCCCATCCGGATCGCAGCCGACGCTGACGTGGAAGAGGAGCGCGTGCCCCTCTTCTACATCGGTGACGACGCGTACACGATCCCGAAGAAGATCGCCCCGGGAGTCGCGCTGCAGTACCTGCGGCAGGCCCGGGAGTCCGGGCATGAGTTGGCGACGCCGCCGCTCCTGATCCGTGTCCTGGGCGAGGACGCCTACATGGCGCTGGAGCAGTCCAAGGCCGTGGAGGAGGACCAGCTGGAGCGCATCGTCAAGCTCATCGTCGACCTCGCGCTCGGGCAGGCGGAGAAGAAGGAGGGAAAAGCGCGTGGCTGACCAGCCTGCATGACTGGCTGCTCACCCCGCCATGGCTGGACCCAGCCGCAGACCGGCTGCAAGAGGTCTCCTGGGTCCTGGACCACCTCGATGACCTCGATGCCGACTTCCTCGCGATCTACGGCATCGACCTCGAACAGCAGCCGATATCGGCCCGCCGCTACTTCGCTCTCGCCTACCGCCTGACCGCCTACCAGGGCGTGATGGCGGCCCGCGCGGAAGCCGAACGCGACGACCAGTCGGCCAGCACGACCCCAACCCGCACCAGCAGTACCCCCGCGCCCACAAGCGCGGACGGCGAGAACCGCGAGGTGTCGCTAACGGCGTTCCGGATGCAGTTCCCCGGACTGGTGAGCATGGGAGGCGGATGACGTGGCCGGGGCTTTTAGGATCGCCGAGGGATACGTCGAGGTCACGGCCGACGAGTCCGGCTACGACGCCGCCATGACCCGCCTCAAGGGCGCGAAACACAGCGTCTCTGTGGGGGTCGACCTCGATGACAAAGACGCCATCGCGAAACTCGACAGGCTCGTCAAGGACCGGGTCACTAAGATCACGGCCTCCGCTGAAACCCGCGTGGCTGCCGACGAGCTGAAGAACCTCGTCCAGCGGCGCAACATCCGGATCGCGACGGCCGCCGATACGGAGACGACGGCTGAAGCTCTGGCGCACCTCACCCGGGACCGCACTGTCCGGGTCGACGTGGACTTCGACGGCACCGCCCTTGCGGACCTTTCAGCTCTCCCGCGAACTGTCGACATCTTGGCGGAGGTGAATCAGGCCGCCTACGACCGCGCTATTGCGAAGCTCGACAAACTGACGGCCGACCGCACCGTCAAGATCCGGGCGTCCGTCGACACCCGCGTCGCCGCCGACGAAATCCGCAACCTCACGGCTCGCCGCCAGGTACGCATCGGCATCGACGTCGACACGAGGGTCGCGGCCGACAGCATCGCCAACCTCACGCGGCGCCGCACCATGACCGTGCAGGCGCGCGCCGACACCACCGACGCCGCCAACAGCCTGCGCTTCCTCACCCGCGACCGCACCGTCAACGTCCGCACGCGCATGCTCGGCAGCCTCGCCGGACTCGCAGGGCTGGGCGGCAACGCGAGTGGCGGGGCCGGTGGGGTCGGCATGCTGTCGTCCCGTCTGGTCATGCTGGCCGCGGCCGCCATCGGGGCGCTGCCCACGATCGCGTCCCTCGGTCAGTCGCTGGTCGCGATGGGCCCGGCCGCCGCCCTTGCGGCGCCCGCGGTCCTCTCACTCGCTTTGGCGTTCGCTGCGGTCAAGGTCGGCACCAGCGGGATCGGGGACGCGTTCAAAGCAGCGTTTGCGCCGGCCGAGAAGTCGGCCTCCGCCGCGGCGAAGTCGACGCACTCGCTGGAGAACGCTCAGCGGTCGCTGGCGAAGGCGCAGCAGGGTGTGCAGGACGCCGAGCAGCGTGCCGCGGAGGCGCGTGTCGCGGCGGCCCGGCAGATCGAGGACGCCCAACGCTCCCTCAAAGGCACGGTGCAGGACGTCGCGGATGCCAACCGCAGGGCTGCCCAGCAGGTTGCCTCCGCTGAACGCGATCTCGCCGACGCGCAGCGCGCGGCCCGGCAGGCGCAACTCGACCTGACCGGGGCCCGCAAGGAAGCCGCGCAGGAGCTGGAAGACCTCAACAACCGGCTCGAAGACGCCCAGCTCGACCAACGCCAGAAGGTGTTGGACCTTCAGGACGCCGAGCAGGAGCTGACCGCGGTCAAGGCCAAAGGCGGCAAGGCGACGAAGGAGGAGCTGGACAAGGCGCAGCTCGCCTATGACAAGGCCGTCCAAGCCCTGGAGGAGCAGCAGACCGAGACGGCTCGCCTGCAGACGCAGACCGAGGAGGCTAACAAGGCGGGTGTCGAGGGCTCGAAGAAGGTCGTCGGGGCGAAGCAGACCATCACTGACGCCAGCCAGGCAGCGATCGACAAGACGCAGGCGCTGCAGGATGCGGAGCGGGACCAGGCGCAGACGACGGCGGACGGTCTGCAAAAGGTCATGCTGGCCGAGCGGGAAGTCGCCGACGCCCGGGAAGCCGCAAGGAAAGCCGCGGTCGATGGGGCGCGGCAGATCGCCGACGCTCAAGACGCGGTAGCCGACGCCGCCCGGAACCTCGCCTACGCGCAGGAGTCCGGTGCGGCGGCCACGAACAAGCTCGGCGACGCCATGGCCAAGCTGGCGCCGAACGCCCGCGCCTTCGTGGACGCGGTCATTGCGCAGCGAGAAGCGTGGCGGGGCCTGAAACTCGACGTACAGAACCGGCTGATGGCCGGGCTCGGGCAGACGTTCACCAGCCTGTCCACCGCGGTGATTCCGCCACTGCGGGCCGGGCTCGGCGGCATGGCCGACAACCTCAACGCCATGGCGAAGGGCGCAGCGTCCGCGGTCATCGAGCTGTCGAAGACCGGCACCCTGAAGTCGATGTTCGACGGCCTGAACGCTGGCTTCGCGAACCTTAACCGGGTGCCGGGCCAGTTCCTCACCGGGCTCACGCAGATCTCCGTCGCCGCGTCTCCGGCGTTCGCCCGTCTGACTGCCGCGGCCGGCGGGGCTGCGGACCGGATCTCGCAGCGGATCGCGACGGCGTTCAAGTCGGGTGCGTTGGAGACGTCGATCAACGGTGCGATCGAGGTGGCCAAGCAGTTCGGGCACATGCTCGGCGACCTGTTCGGCGCGCTCGGCAACATCATGAAGGCTGCGGCTGCTGGCGGCGGGGATGCGCTGGGGACGCTCGGGGCGTTGTTCGCGGAGTTGCGCCGGGTTACGGCGATGCCTGAGGTACAGAAGGCCCTCGCCTCGATCTTCCAGGCGGTCAACGCGATCGCGAAGCTGTTCGCGGGGACGCTCGGCGCGGTGATTCAGGCGGTGATGCCGCTGCTGGCGGCGCTGGCCCCGGTGGTGACCGAGTTGGCGACGCGGTTCGGGCCGGTCCTCGCGCAGTTGGCGGACACGCTGGGCAAGGCCCTGGCGCCGATCATTGACGCGCTGCTCCCGGTGATCGGTGACATCGGCGGTGTCCTGGTGGGGCTGGTGCAGGCGTTGATGCCGCTGCTGGTGCCGTTGGGCGCGGTGATCGCGGAGATCGTGAAGGCCTTGGCGCCGGTGTTCAAGTCGATCGGTGGGGCGCTGGTGTCGTTGGTGGCGGCGCTGGCGAAGGGACTCGCGCCGGTGATCACAGCCCTGGTTCCGGTGATCGGCATGTTCGGCCAGTTGTTCGCCGCGCTGGCTCCGATGTTCCCGCAGCTCATCGCCGCGCTGGTGCCGCTGATCCCGCCGCTGACTCAGCTGGCGCTGTCGCTGCTGAACCTGGCGATGCAGGTGTTGATGCCGTTGATGCCGCTGATCATCAAGCTGGCCGGGCTGCTGGCGACGGTACTGGCGGGTGCGATCGGGATCCTCGTCCCGGTGATAACCACGATCATCGGCTGGCTGACGACGTTCTCCAACAAGGTGGGCGAGGTCGTCGGCTGGATCGTCGACAAGTTCCGTTGGCTGTACGACGTCCTCGTCGGGCACAGCATCATCCCCGACTTGGTGAAGGCGATCATTAGTTGGTTCACGCAGTTGTGGACGAAGACGAAGGAGATTTACACCGCGCTGAAGACGTGGCTGGTGAACACGTGGAACAGTATCTGGTCTGGCCTCACCTCCCGCTGGAACAGCTTTTGGTCGGGGATGCGGACGTCGCTCACCAACGCGTGGGCGTCCGTGAAGTCACAGTTCACGAGCCTGAAGACGTCGCTGTCGAACACCTGGTCGTCGATGTGGACGGGCGTCACGTCGAAGGTCACGTCGGTGATCGCCACGATCAGCGGAAAGATCGCCGCGTTCAAGTCGAACATGACCAACGCGTTCTCCCTGCTGAAGACGGGGATGGGCACCGTCTGGGACGGCATCAAGTCGAAGATCAGCGCCCCGGTGAAGTGGGTCGTCGACCACGTCTACAACAACGGCATCCGCAAGATGTGGAACACGATCGCCGGGAAGATCAGCAGCAAGCTGACGCTTCCCTCGATCGCGCTGGGCTTCAACAAGGGCGGCGTCGTCCCTGGCAGCGGGAATCGCGACACCGTCCCGGCGATGCTCACGCCCAAGGAGCGCGTCCTGTCGGTGCCCGAGGTCGAGCAGCTCGGCGGCCACCGGGCAATCGATGCCATGTTGCAGAAGGACCGCCCTACGAAGACGGGCGGGAACCCCAGCCCGCAGCAGGAGCGGCAGCGGTACCAGGGGCCCGCGCAGCACTTCGCGTCGGGCGGCATCGTCGGGAAGATCACCAGCGGGATTGGTGGCGCCGTCTCCTCCGTCGCGTCGTGGGCGAAAGACCTCGTCATCGGCGGCCTCAAATCGGCGGCACAGTCGGCTATCGGCTCCCTGGTCCGCCCCCTCATCAACTCCATCCCGTCGGGCGGTGTCGGCTCCCTGATGAAGGGCCTCTCCAACAAGGCGTTGGACTCGATGCTCGGCTTCCTCGGCACGGAGGACAAGAAGGCAGTCGGCGGGCCGGCCGTACAGAAGGCCTTGTCGTGGGTGAAGACGCAGAACGGGCTGCCCTACCAGTGGGCGGGCAACGGCAACCCGTCCTGGGACTGTTCGGGTCTGATGTCGGCGATCGAGTCGGTGATCCGTGGGGAGCGCCCGCACCGTCGCTGGGCGACCGGCTCGTTCGTCGGGAACTCCGGCCCGTCCGGGTGGGTTAGGAACCTGAACTCCCCCTTCATGATCGGGGTCACAAATTCCGGCGTGGGCCACACCGCGGGCACGCTCGCCGGAATGAACGTCGAGTCCTCGGGCGGGGCCGGCGTCCACATGGGCAAGGGCGCCCGCGGCTACAACGACCCCATGTTCACCAGCCGGTGGGGCTTCGCACCCGCGGCGAAGTACGACTCGGGTGGCCTGCTCCAGCCCGGCGCGACGCTCGCGATCAACAAGACGCGGAAGCCAGAAGCAGTCCTCACCGCCGAAGAGCACGAGGCGTTCCGCTCCATCGTGACCGGGCTGAGCGCGACCGACTTCGGCGGTAGCACGGTCAACGTGTCGGTCGAGGTGAAGTCGATGACTGTCCCGTCGCCTGCCGAGGTGAGGCGCTTCGCTGAGGCGATCGCCGACCCGGTGAAGGAAGCGATCCGTAAGAGCGACAGGAGCCGTGCCTGATGGCCGCATACAGCTGGGGCGATCTCACCATCGGGCGGATCCCCCTCCGTGAGACGTTCACCGCTACGGAGGGCGGTGGCGGTGACCGCACCCTCGACCTCGAAGGGCAGGAGTCGTACCCGCCGTTGACACGGGCGCAGGTCATCGCCCGCCACGACGGCATCAACGCCCTGGTCGCAGGCCAGTGCATCCCGGTGACTTTCACGGACAAGCCCGAGCGCTCCGGCTACTACACGGTCAAGAGCGCGGGGGCGACGTACACCGAGTACCTGAACGACATGGTCACCTCGACCTGGAAGGTCAGCTTGGAGCGGGTCGGCTCCGACGCCGAAACCGACCTCCAGTCCCGGCTGACCGGCGCAGTCAGACTGAACGACTTCTCCCTGACGGGTGAGCGGTGGCATGCGCCGCCGATCGGGCACTACGGCTACTACACCGGCTCCACCAACCCGACCACCATGACCCGGACCGGGGCGGACGGGGCGATGACCGTGTACCGCGGTGTCCCCGCCAACACCTCCCCACGGTGGGGCTGTCCGCCGACCGCCTACCTGGTCGGCCGGGTGAAGGTGACGACGACCGGAGCGCAGGAGGTGTACGGCGTCGACGTCCCCCTCGCAGCGTCCGGGTGGGCGCTGTCGAACGGGTTCGTCAACGTCGCACCCTCGGCCAGCGCAACGCTGGACGTGCAGGCGTACACGGGCGGCGCCTACCACTCGAAGCTATGGAACGTCTCCGTGGCCGGCTCGGCTGCGTCGATCACCTCGTGGGACGGGGCCACGCTCCTCCGCAATGACCCCGAGATGTGCATCATGCGGCTGACCAAGGGGCTGAACCCGGGCCGGGCGACCCTCGACCTCACGCTCCGCCGCGGCTCCCGGTTCGTCGAGGGCTACCTCCAGACCGGCACGTCGGCGACGCTCGCCGCCTACCGCAGCAGCCTGGAGACCAACACCAGCTTCGCCGCATCCGGGTACGTCACCGCCACCGCCAACGACTCCGACAGTAACCGCTTCGCCGTCGGATCCGCCCGCAGCTTCACCGCGCACACCAACGGAGGCGTCATCAAGAGCAGCGCCACGGCCATGGACTTCTGGATCGGCGTCGCGGCCGGCGGCGGGTCAGCGGTGTCGGGGGACGCGGCCACCGACCTGCGGAACCAGTACGTCTCATGCATGCCGGAAGCGATCTACGGCGTGAGGAGGTAGCGCGGGTGGCTGTTCAGGAGGTTCTCAAGGCCCTGGGTTCGTGGGAGATCAAGCTGCTCCCGCAGACGCCCCGCGACGTCCTCGACGCCCTCGACTATTTTGGGCATGTCGCGATCATCCCTGGCCGGTTGGACCCGGCGCAGTACGGCGACAACTTGCTGACGACCGCCCGCTACGTGGGTGTGCTGCGGACGAAGACGATCGGCGACGACGGCAGGACGAACGCCCCCCAGGACGATCTCAGCGTAGGCGGCGTCGGCATGGCGTTCTGGCTCGGGGATGAGGACGGCAAGGGCGACGTCTACGAGAACACCGTCGCCCCCGCCTCCACTTCGTTCGCGACCGCCATCAACATGCTGCTCCCCGCCAGCGGCGCCGTCACCGCAGGCACCATCTACAGCGTGGCCGGACAGTACACAGGCAGCCACAGGTATGAATCCCCGCGGACGGCGATCGGCTACGTCTGCGACACCATGTCCACCACCAGCGTCCCCGTCTCGTGGCGGGTCAACGGGAACGCGACGCTGGACGCGGGCCCGGACAGCAACCTCTTCGTGGTGAACCCGACGTGTGTGATCACGACGAAGGACGCCGGCGAGGACATGAGCCTGCGGGCGCTCCCTGGCAGCGTGGACGTGACCCGGGATGTGGAGGACTACACCACCCGCGTCGTCCTGCTGGCGGAGGGTGAGGGCACGAGCATCGCGACGGGGGCGGCGGACGTGTCGCCGGCCACTCCGTACAAGGATCTGCACGGCAATCCGCTGAAGCTGACCCGGCTGATCAGCGAGTCGGATACGGCGTCGACGAACGCGGCCACGCGGGCGCAGTTGCAGCTGAACCGGTTCACGTCCACGCGGAATTCGCTCACGCTGTCGACGTCGGACTATGACGTGCACGGGTCGTTCGTGGTCGGGGACCGGGTGTGGGTGTACGACCCCGACTCCGGGCTTGTCGACACGTCGACAGAGATCACGTTCCGCGGCAACCGGATCAACCCGATCAAGTTGCAGGTCACGGAGACGAACTGGGCTGTCACGGACGCCTACACGGTCGCCTACCGCACCAGCAGTGGCACGTGGATCAACCTGACCGATTACACCGAGTTCGAGACCGACGCCACCAGCACTGTCACCGTCGGGGACTTCTCCCGCGCGCTCACCGACGCGTCCACCGAGCCCATCGGCTCCCGCCCCAACGCCGACACCAGCACGCCCGGCCAGCCCACCCTGATCACCCCGTTCACCGGCGTTGCCTACCTCGACAACCGCGGCTACACCCGGGCCCGCGTCATCCTCTCCTGGAACGCCCCCAACAACACCGACGGCTCCACGGTCTTCGACGGCGATCGCTACGAGATCCGCTACGCCGTCGACACCGACATGCTCTACCCCTCCACCTGGGCGCAACTCTCCGCCGCCCGCTGGCAGGACCTGCAGACCTGGAGCCAGCCTTTCGCCGCGCCGACCGGCAAATGGTCGACGATGGTCGTCAACTGGGACACCACCACCGCCCAACTCCAGGACCTGTCGCCGGGTGTCGGGTACGACGTACAGATCCGCGCCGTCGACAAGACCGGCAACATCGGCGCCTGGTCGTCCACGACCACGTTCGTTGCCTCGTCCGACAACCTCCCGCCGTCCACGCCGGCCGCGCCCACGGTGGCTGGCTCGCGGATCGCGGTGCAGGTCACGCACACCCTCGGCAAGAGCTCCGGAGGTACGTTCAACCTCGAAAGCGACCTGGACCACCTGGAGATCCACGTCTCCTATGAGCCGACGTTCACGCCGACCGCAGCCACGCTGGTGGGGAAGACTGCGGCGAACGCGTCGATGATTCAGGCGCAGATCCCCGTCGTGTTCACGGCGCAGATCGAGGAGACGTCCGCCCGCTATGTGCGGGTGGTCGCGGTCGACAAGACCGGCAACAAGTCCGGCCCGTCCGACGCCGCTTCGGCGACCGCGCTCCTCATCGACGACGCCCACATCTCCGACCTGACCGTCTCCAAGGTGACCGCCGGGACGATCACCGCGGCCTGGGTGATGGCTGGCGAGATCAAGACCGCCGACACTGGGGCGCGCGCCCGGATCTCCGCCAGTGGGTACGAGCTCTACGACACGGGCGGCACCCGCACGTTCTTCGCTGACGCTTCCACCGGCAACGTGAGCATCGTCGGGCAGATCGTTTCCGGCACAGCGGGCAAGCGTCTGGAAATCAACCCGACCGGCATTCTCCTGCCCGAGATCCGCTTCTATCCGAGCAGCGGAACCGACTACGCGTACATCAACTCCACGTCATCCGGAAGCGACAGCAACCTCGGGTTGAACTCGTCACCCTACGATGACGGCGGCGGCACACAGGTCATGTCTCGGGCCTACATGCACACGGTATCTGGGGCCCGTCTAGAGGTGGTGACTCTGTCTGGAGAATTGGCCAGGGGCGGGTACGCGACCTGCTTGACCGGATCCTTTGCTTCTGGCCATAGGAGCAGCGGGACCGACGGCGGCACGTTTTACGCGAACTCGACGTATGGGCAGGTCGGCTGGAACTTCAGCGACAGCACGAACGCCCAGTACTTCAACTTCTCGTCTGGTAAGACCTACCACATCGGCAAGTTCGAGAACTACGTTACTGCCGCCTCCAACCAGGGCTTGTTCACTGGCAGCGTCGTGCAAGCTGCGGCCTTCGCAATGACCCTGACCTACGGGCCGACTATGGACTCTGCTCCTGTACCGGTCGCGACGTGCGCGGCCGGTAGCTTCGGATCTGCCACACCGACTGTGTGGGGCGTCCAATCTTTTGGAACAACCAATTTCACCGTCGCCTGGAATAACAGCATGGGAATGCGCGTCAACTTTTGGTGTTTCCGTACCTAAGGGAAGGGGAATTGACATGCCTGACAAATGGACGATCAGTGAAACGACTGCCCTCCAGATCGGCGACTCGCCATGCTGGCAGATCACCCTTACCCGCCCTGACGGGAACAAGGTGAACCATGTCATGCCGACGTCTGCTCTCGATTGGCGGGCCGCCGAATACGGCATCGACCCCACGGACACCGAGGCGCTCATGGAGATCCTCCTCCACGAGCCGTACATGGCGGTGGTCGACGATCCGCAGCACGGACCTCAGTACGCCGACAGCGGGCCCGACTTGTGGGCGGCTGACAGCACGGCCACAGCGCGTGAGGCGCATGTCGCCCGCATCAAGGGCTGCAGCGTCCGTATCGACGTGAAAAACAACAAGGGCCTCGACCCGGTCCGTAACGGGCACCGGCCCGACATGACGCGGATCCGGAAGATGCGCGAGCAGGTCGACACCAACCGCTGGATCAAAAAGCACGGGGGCCTGCCAGAGCAGCCGCTCCCGCAGACACCCGTCGTCAAGAAGGAGGCCGGTCGTGCCTGATCCGTCTACCACCAGGCTGTCCCTGTACAAGTCCAAGTCGGACGGGTCCGAGCTGGTCAACTACACGCAGGACCTCGGCCAGAACTGGGACAAGGTCGATGCTGCGGCGGGTTTCCAGGCGGTCACCTCGTCGACCCGGCCCTCGTCCCCCTACAGCGGCAAGCCGATCATGGAGACGGACACGTCGTACAGGACGTACTTCTCCAACGGCACCAGCCCGGCCAGCGCATCCTGGGTCGAAATCCCCAACGGCAGCGCCACCTACAACAGCACCCTCACCTTCGGCGCCACCAAACAGATCCGCTTCGGCGCTTCCGGCTCCGCCGCCAACCTCGCCACCCTCACCACCGCCACCACCGACGACATCCTCTCCACCCGCATCACCGGCGACACCGCCTCCCGGTTCCTCCTCGAAGCCGACGGCGCCATGTGGTGGGGGCCCGGCGGATCCACCTCCGCCGATACCACCATCACCCGCACAGGAGTCGGCCGGCTCACCGTCGGCGGCACCAACCCCGCCCTGACCATCGGCACCGGCACCCTCCGGCCGATCCCCTCCTCGTCGACCACCGTCGCCAACACTGTCAGTCAGTCCGTTCTCGCCGGGTACACCATTCCCGCATCCGACGCGGTTGCAGGGGCCGTGTACCGGATCAAGGCGTGGGGCACGCTCGCGGTGACGGGCACGCCGACGATGACGTTCGTATGCAAGCTCGGCGGGACAGTCGGCACGGCCATGGCCGTCTTCCCGGCCGTCACGGTCCGCTCGGGCGCAACGGACGGCACGTGGGAGGCCGAGTACTACATCGCCTGCGCCACCACGGGCGCCTCGGGGACGTGGTCGCCCATGGCGAAATACACCCACAACTGGCTCACCTCGGCGACCACCTACACACTCGTCGGCCCGATCACCTCCGCACCCGTCACCCGCGACACCACCATCAGCAACGACATGGTCCTGTGCGCGACCTGGAGTGCCGCGTCTGCATCGAACACGATCACGTGCCGCGGGTTCACCGCAGGACGCGTCGCCTAAGCGCCGTCGCCCATCGGGAACGGCGGCACCGCCGCGAGATCCGGGCCGCCGCTCGCCGGCCTGCTCTCGTCGGCGGCTTCCTTCAGGCGGGTGTTCTCCTCCTGCGCCTCCGCAAGCTGCCGCTCCAGGAACGCGACGTGCGACCGCGCGAGGAGCATTTCGTCGTGGAGTTCCCGGCACCGCTGCTGGAAGACCGGGAAGGCGTCCTCGACGGGGATCGTCTGTTTGTCCTGCCGCTGGCCCATCAGGCGACCGCCTTGTCTGCGAGGTCCCGGTACCGGTCCAGGATGTTGGTGGGGTTCAGGAATGCGTGCTGGGTGAAGAAGCTCAGGTGGCTGACGATCGCGTCAGCGCGCACCACGTTCGACGCGCCGGTGGCGAGCGGCCGGTGGATGGTGTGCCACGACTCCTCCTCATCCGGGACGAGGACGCCCGGCTGCTCCAGTCCGGCGTACATGCTGCCGAGGCTGGCGAAGCAGGACACGGAGAACTGGGTGCCGGGCGGGAGCTGGAAGTCGTGGTGCAGGTACAGATCCTCGACCGTGCCTGCCTCGATGTGCGACAGCAGCAGCTCGTGCAGCTTGACCGCGAAGGGGCCGTTGGCCCAGCCGACGGGGTCCATGCAGTACATGCCGACCTCGCCCCACTCGCGGGGGATCTTCCCGCAGGCCTGGAGGAAGTACGAGCAGATGGCGTTGTTGATGATGATGGGGAACACCGCGGTGGGGGCGGGCATCTCCAGCCGGGCGCGCACGAGGTTCTCGACGGCGTTCTCGTGCAGGTAGACCAGATCGTCGTCGAGCCTCAAGTAGACCGCGTTGGGGTCGACCATCTCCCGGTAGGCGAGCCCGGTGTACCTCTGCTTGGGGAGGTTGCCGAGGTCGACACCGTCGGGCCGGTGCTTGAGGTGGAACCAGTCGAACCGTTCGGCGAGTTCGTGAGCGTATGCGATGTCCGTCTCCTGGCCCACGGGGTCCGTGTTCATGTACGCCCAGACCTCGTCGATGAGGCCACGGCGGACGTCTCGTTCCAGGTACTTGATCAGGATGCTGTACGTCCGGACTCGTCCGTAGGGTGTCCAGGCGATGACGGGGCGGCCGTCGATCATGGGGTGTCTCCTTCGGTGCTGGCGCGCTGCGCCTTCGGGTCGATGAGGTCGGCGGCGTAGCCCATGCCATTGAAGAAGTGGTGGCCGCTCTCCAGCGAAGTGGTGCCCCGCTCCGCGCGGATCTGCTCGGCGAGTTCGTGAGTGAAGGCGTCCACCAGTTCTTGGGCGCGCTCGTCGTCCATGTACAGGTGGTTGTGCGTCATCTCCCGCAGGAGCTCATCACGGGCGCTCACGACGTCCTCCTGCTGGTGCGGTGCTTCGGCGGCCACTGCCGGGACTCGGCCGTCCATGGCAGGTCGGGGTGCAGGCGGGCGAGGAGGTCGACGGTCGCCGCGTGATGCTCGGCGCGGGCGTCCGACAGTTGCCCGGGGTGGACGCGCACGAAGTACAGCGGCGTCTCCACCACCGCGTACTGGGTGTATCCGGCCTTCCAGACGCGGATCCACCAGTCCCAATCCTCCGCCGTCCCGTAGGTGCCGGGCGGGGTCGCCTTCGCGCTGTACCCGCCGAGGGATTCCCATACCTCACGCCGGATGAGGGCCTTGTCGATGAGCGGCGGCCACTGCGCGAAGTCATCGAGGGTGGCGTCCGGCAGGCTGGCCTGTACGTGGTCGGCCTCGCCGAACTGCTGCGCATACGGCACCACGAAGTCCCGGCCCCCGTCCCCGTACATTGCGGCGACGCAGCGGGCGATGCACTCCGGATGCAGCTTGTCGTCTGCGGACGCAGTGAACAACGCCTCACAACCGTCGTCGAGCGCCAGCCCGGCGGCGGCATTGAGACTGCCGGCCCAACCAAGGCGCTTCCGGTTTCGTTTGAGGCCGGCCCAGCAGTCGGGGTTCTGCTTGAGCCAGTCGTAGGTGCCGTCGTCGCCGCGGTCTTCGGCGATGTACGTGTGTACGGGGTGGGTCTGGACTCTGAGGCTGCCGAGCATGGTGGCGAGGTACGGCAACGCGTTGCGGGCGGGGATGATGACGCCGACTTTCACCACTGGTCTCCGATCCAGGCGAGGGTCTGGCGGAGGCCGTCGAGCCAGCTTGTGGTGGGCGTCCAGCCTCGGACGGCGGTGATGGCGGTGTTGTCGGTGACGACGCGCTGGAGGTCGCCGGGGAGGCGTTCGTCGTGGACGACGTCCGGGCGGGTGCCGGTGTCTGCTTCCCACAGTTTGAGGAGGTCGAGGAGGCTGAGTTCGTTCTCTGCGCCGCCGCCGACGTCGTAGGGCTCGGCGCTGCGGTAGTCGTCGAAGTTCTCTGCGATGTCGACGAGGAGCGTGGTGAAGTCGTCGATGTGGAGGATGTCGCGGGATTGGGTGCCGTCGCCGTGGACGGTGATCTGCTGCCGGTTGTAGAGGGCGCGGAGGAACCAGGTCACCCAGCCGCTCTCCGCCGTGCCGTCTTGTCCGGGCCCGTAGACGGTGGAGGGGCGGAGGATGACGGACGGCAGGCCGTACAGGTCGTCGTAGAGGCGGAGGTAGTCCTCGCCGATCCGCTTCGACAGGCCGAGGGGAGCCACCTTGCCGTCGGCGCCCGGGTGCACCTTGACCGTGGACGTGTAGATGACCGGGATGTTTCCGGCCGCGCGGGCCGCCTGGCAGACGTTGAAGGTGCCGACGGCGTTGTGGTGGAAGTCCCAGCCCGGGTCGCCGAGGCTGACTTGGGTAGAGCAGGACGCGCCAAGGTGGGCGATGACGTCGGGTTGGGCGGCGTCGACGGTTTGTTGGAAGGCGGGCAGGTCGGTGGTCGGCCGCCCGTGCTTCCTGTCCACCCCAGTGACCCGGTGGCCGCGTCGGGTGAGGGCGCGGACGAGGTGGCTGCCGATGAACCCGGACGCCCCGGTGACGAGGATGTTCACGACTCGGCTGCCTCCTGCCAGGAGACGCGATCCGGCAGTTTGTCCTCGACCTCGATAGCGACGAGCGCGGCGAGGAAGTGGGCCTGCGCCTGGGCGGCAAGGATCTGACATTCCTCTGGCTGGAAGGCAACGCTGGACGCGCAGGAATCAGCGAGGAGCCGCTTCCCCTCACGAAGATGCTCAGGCCCGTTCACGGCATCACCCTTCATCGACGGCCAGCACGTACTGTCCGTCCCCGTCGTCGCCGATCCAGCGCACGGTGTAGAAGTCGCCGTTCGGCAGGGTGACGCTCAGGCTGACGGCATTGAATCGGCATCCCGTCTCCTTGGTGGCTTCGGTGAGTCGACGTAGTGCGATCGTGGCGAGTACGAGATCGTCTGCGCTGAGGGTGCTCACGGCTTCCACCTCTCGTCGTAGTCCGGGTGTGCGGCGAACGGGGCGGCGAGGAGTCGGAGTGTCCGGCAGGGGTGCCGTTGCGGGCTGCTGCCGCCGTGGGTGGGGTAACCCCAGCGACCAGTGACGCAGATACCGCAGTCACCATCGTTCACGTCGGGGTGCTCATCGACGATGGCGCGCTTCGCTGCGACGTCGGCGAGGACACGGGACGGGTTCTGGCGAGCGATATGCTCCGCGACGAGCCAGTTCAGCCCGTCTGCGACGAGCCGGACGCCCGGGAAGGTGTGGACGCTGCACGGCTGGGTCGGGTCGACCGCATTGCCGATGTACCACGGCCCCGGCGGTGCCTCACGGGCCAGCGCCTCGTCCTCGTCCAGCCGTGCCCGCAGGAACTCCACCAGCCCGCTCACGCCGCCACCTCCGCGCGTGCGAGCCACGACCATGCGGCAGGCTCCAAGTCCTCATCCTCATCCGCGCTGTCGAACTGTCGAACCAGGAGTCCAAGCACCTCTTACACAGCGGGAAGCTGTAGCCGGTCCGGGTCCTCCAACACGCGACGGTCGGACCGCAGCTATCGAGGTTGCAGGCACAGTTCACGCCGTCACCTCCTGCGGTGCGCGGACGGCTGCTTCCCACTGGTGGTGCAACGCCTGCATGATCGACCCGGATGCTTCCCCGCGCGCCGTCATCCCGATCCGCTGACGGAGCTCCGGGTCGTCCACGAGCCGCTTCAACAGACGGCCCCACTCGTGCTCATACCGGACCAAAAACCCGTTCTCCCCGTGCCGGATCACCGCCCGATACGCCGGCGTGTCTGACGCGATCAGGGGGATCCCCAGCACGCTGGACTCCAGCCACTTCGTCGGGAACTTCGCCGAATTGAACGCCGTCCCCCGGTACGGCGCCACCCACACATCGAACTCCGACACGGCGTGCAAGTAGTGCTCGATCCGCTCCACCCAACCCAACGCACCGACCTGGCGGCCCTTCAACCCCAACCCCATCGCCTGCCCGGCGTCGATCCCCACCAACCGCACCTGCACACCACCCGGCCGCGAGTACTGCGAGATCCGATTCAACGCGCGCACGGCTTCCGGCAACTCCGCCACCGTGCTGGACGTCCCCGCCCAGCCCACATACAGCGGCCGGCCCTCCGCCGTGTAGTCGCGCGGCCGGCCAAGGTACTGCGCCGGCAGACCGTTCGGAATCACCCGCACGTCGGGCGCGTAGTCCCGCAGCACCGCGGCGAGCGGCTCGGAGCAGCAGGTGACGAGATCCGCGATGCCCATGTTGTGGGCGAGTCGGCCGAGCATGTCCCGGTCCCACACTTCGCAGGCCCGCGTGTTGGAGGGGTCGAGGTGGAAGTAGTCGTCGTCGAGGTCGAGGATCAACCTCTTGCCCTCGTCCTTCAACTTGAGCCACATGCGGGACGGGTCGTGTTGGGCGACGCGGCAGCCGACGATGGTGTCGTAGGACTGCCAGTTCTGCGGGAGTCGCGGGTGGTGGGTGGCGGTGTGGCCGAGCCACGTGAGGCTCATCGCAGGCATCACGGCCCGGTACCACGCGGAACCCGCCATGTCGGCAGACCAGAAGTGAACGCGCACGTCAGCCCCCGTCCCCCACGGCCTGTTTCACATCGGTGACGATCCGGCGGGTGATCTCGTTGATCTCCTTGTCGCCGAGATAGACCCGCACCTGTGCAGGCCTGGCCTCCATCTCAGCCAAGGGCAGCGAAGCGTTCCCAGGGATCTCCATGGTCTCCGGGGTGACGATCACACCCCGCGCACCGATGCGGTCGGCGAGAGCCTGCCAGTAGTCGCCATAGGAGTCGTCAGCTCCGAGAGCGATGCGCTGCGGAACGCACTCGTCCACGACGAGGATGAACGGCGGCCGGTCGTCCCCGGGGCCGGAGGGAAGTTCGAGGATCTGCAAGCGGGCCACAGCCGCCTCCTTCAGGTCAGGCGGTCTTGTAGGTGGGGAGCCAGGACTCGTTGTAGTAGTCGACGGTGCGGCGGATGCCCTCGTCGAGGGGGATGAAGTCGGCGGCGGTCATCCCGATCTGCTGCAGCGTCGCGGTGTCGGAGGTGACGACTGCGTTGGGGACCTCGCCCGGTCGCATCGGCAGATGCGTGATCCCGACGGGCTCGCGGCCGGTGACCTTAGCCGCGTACTCGGCGACCAGGCGGGCGATGTCGTTGACGGTGACCGACTCCAGCGGCCCGACCTCGACTGGGCGCTCGGTGGGCCCGTGCTGCTCGGTGTGCTCCAGCGCGGTCACGAACGCGCGGGCGACGTCCTCGACGTACACGCAGTCGGACACCTGCGTGCCGTCGCCGTACACCTCGATGTCCGCACCGGTCAGAGCGCGGCACGTCAGAGCGGGAAGGATCTTGCGAACTCGCGAGGTGCCGTAAGGCGCTGCGATGGACTGCCCTGGACCGTAGGCGTTCACCGGCCGGACGATCGAGATCCGGCCGCCCCGGTAGGCGTTGAACATCCGGACGTAGTCCTCGGCCGCCGTCTTGCTGATCGTGTACGAGCCCGTGCCGATGTCCCTCATAAAGGCGTTGCCGACGCCGGCGTACACGGCCGGGAGCCCGTACTGGTTGGCCGCCTCGAACACGTTCAGGCTGCCCCGGATGTTCGTCTCCGCCGAGGGCCGCGGGTTCCCGATCGTCTCCTGCGTCCCCAGCACTGCCGCGAGGTGAATGATGCCCTCGACGTGCGCGGCGAGTTCGACGACCGCGGTCTCATCGCGGACGTCGCCAAGGAAGAAGGTCTCGCCGGCTGCCATCTCGGTGTGGGGGTGGCGGTCGAAGACGACGACTTCGTGGCCGCGGGAGAGGAGTTCGCGCCTCAGGTACGAACCGATGAATCCCTGGCCGCCGGTTACGCCGTACACGCTCATGCGCTGTTCTCCTTGTCGTTGTGCCCGCAGTTGGGGCAGGGGTTGGCGGGCTGGTGCTTGGCTTTGGCGGTGTCGCGGACGGCGGTGATGGCGCTGATCGCGACGAGCATCGCGGCGATGATCGCGGTGATGTAGACGGCGGTCATCGCTGCTCCTTCGGGGCGGGCCGCGCGTGTGGGCAGGTCTTGCAGTGGCCGCATTGGGTGTGGCCGTCGGGGCAGTCGCAGCGGGGGCAGCGGGTACCGGTGTCCTGGGGGTTCACGGCGTCTCCTCGTTCCATCGCATGTCGCGGATCGCGTGGACGTAGACGGGCCTGCCGAACTGCTCGGGCAGGGCCACGCGGGCGCGGGGGTAGGTGCGGTACCGCTCCAGGTCGAAGGTGCATACGGCGTCCGTGCCGCGTCCGTCAGGGTCGGGCCCATAGCGGACGGGCCAGCATGCGACGAGACGGCGGGCGTACCAGCGGCGGGCGTGGCGCTTCTTCCACATCTGCCAGGTGGAGGCGGGGATCTCGTGGGTGATACGGGTTCGCTGGGTGAGCGTCTCGGGTGGCAGGTCGTCGGTGAGGATATTCGCTCGTAGCTGGAAGAGCCGTTGGCCGAAGATCTCCTGGCGCACCGCGACGTCCACGTCGAAGAAGAGGCCTTCGTCGACCAGGAACTGCTGCGCGAACCGCTTGAACGAGAGCGCGATGCGCTCCTCTTCGTAGTCCGGGGTCATCGGCTGCTCCATGCGGCGGCGGTCGACGGCGTGTTGACGGTGACGTCGAGGGTGGGGGTGATGACGGTGATCGAGAACCAGAACGCCAGCCCGGCGCACACGGCCCTCACGACTCGCCTGCTTCGGCGTCGGCTACGTCGGCGCGGTAGCGGGTGAGGGCGTAGTCGAGGAGTCCCATGACGCGGTGGTAGGGCACGTTGCCGCCGCCGTCGGGGAGGGTGATGCCGACCTGGGTGATGCCGTCGCCGTCGCTGTCGAAGTGCTGGGCGGCGAAGACGATGACCCATTCGGTGAGGACGCCTTCGGCGCCTTCGAGGCGCGCGACTTCTTCGATGCTCTGCGTGAGTCGCTCGTAGGCGGCTTTGAGATCGGGGTCGCTCATTGGCCTGCTCCTGCGGGTTGGTTGCGGGTTGTGGGCGGCAGGGGTCAACCCGCAAAGGTCCCCTGCCGCCGGTCCCTCTGAGAGGACCGTAAGCACTGTACCTACGATTCGTCGGAATTTGGAAACGTGGGCCTATGATTCGAAGGTACCTACGGTGCGGAGGACGCCCATGCCCACACACCCACCCCTAGGCCGCAGAGTCGAACACGACCCCCGCAGCCTGGCCTACGCCCACGGCGTCCTACCGAAGACCGCGATCCGCTCGGTCGACTGGACGCGACGGGCCCCGATCTTCGACCAGAAGACGCTGGGCTCCTGCACCGGGAACGCCGCCGCCGGACTCCTCTGCACCGACTCCGCCGCACGCCCCGGACTCACCTCCGTCACCCTCGACGGCGCGGTGCTCCCGATCGACGAGGGCCTCGCCGTCAAGGTCTACTCGCTGGCCACGCAGCTCGACCAGTTCGAGGGCGCGTACCCGCCCGACGACACCGGCTCGTCCGGCCTCGGCGCAGCGAAAGCCCTGAAGAAGCTCGGGCTGGCCTCCGGCTACACGCACGCTTTCAGCCTCGACGCCGTCAAGTCCGCACTCCAGACCGGGCCCGTCATGGTCGGCACCCCATGGCTGGAGTCGATGTTCGACCCCGACCCGAAGACCGGCTTCGTGCGCGTCGACCGCACCAGCGAGACGGCCGGCGGACACGAGTACGTGATCTCCGCCTACAACGCCAGCGCGGAAGCCTTCCGCATCGACAACTCGTGGGGCGACGGCTGGGGCATCAACGGCTCCATCTGGATCGACGAGGGCGACCTGCGATGGCTGCTCTCACAGCAAGGCGACGTCACCGTCCCGGTTTGGGCCACGGTGCCCTCCCCTCCTCCCGCGCCCACTCCTGCTCCGGATCCTCGCCTGGTTGAGGCGCTGGCTCTGATGCAGGCGTGGGCGCATGACCTTCACGTGACGGGAGCCTGACCATGGCCACAGGCCCGCAGAAGTATCCGGGCGCGTCGACCGCGTACTTCTACCAGAACAGGTGGGGCGGCGACCTCATGGAGGTCAACGTCTGTGTCCTCCACACCACCGAGGGCACGACCCTGCCGGACTACGACGGCGGCGCGATGGCTCCCAACCTGACCGCCGTGCCGGACTTCGCCGCTAAGAGGCTGCGCTGGTTCCAGCACTTCGACATCGACATCTCCTCCCGCGCCCTGCGCAACCTCGCGGGTGGCGTCGAGACGAACACTCTCAACGTCGTGCAGGTGGAGCTCGTCGGTACGTGCGACCCGGCCACCCACGCCAAGTGGACCAAGTCGGGGCAGGCGCACATCTTCTGGCCCGAGGCCCCCGACTGGGCCCTGCGCGCCGTCGCCGACTTCCTCGCCTGGGTCCACGCCAACCACAGCGTCCCGCTCACCGGCCCGTCCACGTGGCTGCCGTACCCGCGGTCCGGCGACGCCGACAGCACAGCCCGCATGACCTTCACCCAGTGGGAGGCGTTCAAGGGCATCTGCGGCCACATGCACGTCCCGGAGAACGACCACGGCGACCCCGGCGCCATCGACTTCCCCCGCCTCATCGCCCTCGCCAAGGGCGACACACCTACCCCGCCCCCTCCGAAGGAGGACCCCGTGGCTCTCACCCCCGACGAGATCAAGGCAATCGGCCGACAGGTCGTGACCGGCGCGAACGGCGCCAAGTCGCTCGACGACGCGAGCGTGGAGTGGGCGGTGTCATCGTTCCTCGGCCTCACCCTCAAGGGCGTCCGAGGCCTGGCGGCGGACGTCACCGCCCTCAAGGGCAAGGTCGACGGTCTGTCGCCGACGTTGTCGGAGGCGCAGTTGACGACGCTCGCCGCGCGGGTCGCCTCGGACCCGACACTCGCGGAACGCATTGCCGAACTCGTCGCCGAAAAGCTCGCCGCACGCCTCGCGGACTAACCCCTCCCGCCTCACAGAAGAGAGAACCTCATGAAGACCTTCGGCAGAGAACCCGTCTACATCCTCGGCGCGATCGCGATCGCCCTCAAGCTCGCCGCGGCCTACGGCCTCGACGTATCCGCCGACCAGCAGACCCTCATCAACACGTTCCTCTCCTGCGTCGTCGCGGTCGCCTCCGCGATCGTCCTCAAGTCCGGCGCGGCGGGCGCGGCGATCCTGCAGCTGGCGTCGGCCGGGCTGGCGCTGTTCGTGGGCTTCGGCCTGGACCTGTCGGCCGAGCAGCAGGCCGGATGGATGAGCTTCGTCGCGGCGGTCCTGGCGATCGTGGAGCACCGCGAGGTGGAGGCGCCGGTGCCCTCGCTGAAGGTGGAGCGGTCGAGCCCGGTGGAGCCGGGCTCGCACGTAGCCGGCGTCTGAGCAGAGGGAGTAGTTCATGCCGGATGAGCCGACGTTGGGTGAAGTCGTGCGGCGTTTCGACGAGCGGTTCGCTGACGTCCGCGACGACATCCAGCAGCTCGGCCGCCGCATGGACGAGAAAGTCGACCAGCGGATCTACGACCTCCGCCACGAGGCGCTGTCCGCGCGGGTCGGGACGCTGGAAACCCTGCGGGAGAAGGACAACGAGAAGCTGGTTGCCACCCGCCGGTGGCTGATCGGCGCGGTGATCGTGCCGCTGGTGGGAATCCTCCTCCCTGTGATCATCCTCCTCACCCAGGGAGGCGGCTCGTGAGCCGGATACAGATCCGCGCGGAAGAACGCCGCGGCCGACGCGGAGACGTCCTCGTCATCGTCGCGGCCCTCTCTTTCGGCATGGCGCTGGCGTGGATCCTGCTGTCGGTGCAGTCGCTGAATAGCGAGCTGGAGACGTCGAACCAGGCACGGGACGCCCTGGCCCGTCAGGTGCAGGCCTTGGGCGGGACCCCGGTGGCCGGCCCGCCGGGAAGCCGGGGGGAGCCGGGCGCGTCGGTGACCGGCCCGCCAGGGAAGGCGGGCGGGACAGGCCCGCCTGGGCCGCCGGGACCGTCCGGGTCTGCGGGCGCGAACGGGAAGAACGGAGCAGCCGGTAAGGCCGGCTCGACCGGGGCGGCAGGGCAGGCGGGTGCGCAGGGAGCCGACTCGACTGTCCCCGGTCCGCCAGGCCCGCAGGGAGAACCTGGGCCCGCTGGCCCGGCAGGCCCGCCTGGGCCGCAGGGTGAGGCAGGCGTCGCGGGTCCGAAGGGGGAGACGGGTGACCGCGGTCCGGCTGGGCCTGCCTGCCCGGACGGCTACTCCCTGAAGGCGCCTGCGTATGACCCGGATGCGCTGGTCTGTCGTCGTGACAGTGCGCCGACTGATGGGGGTTCGGGGGGTGGGGGTGGCGCGTTGGCGTTGGCTCTTGATCCTCAGCGCAGGCAGTACACGTAGGCGGCGGACGCCGCAGGAACTGGAGTCTGACATGGCCAACATCGTCTTCAACATCGCCCTCGGCAAGGTGGCGTGGTACGCCTCGCTGCCTGCCGCGAACGACGGCCTCGTCCTGGTGCCGTTGGAGTCGTCGGGGCTGGAGACCGACGCTGTCCTCCGCGACAAGGACGACCTCGCCGCCGTGGTCGCGGGCACTACGAACGAGCAGACGACCGTGGGCAGGAAGACGCTGGCGTCGGTCACGGTGACCGTCGACGACACCAACGACCGGGTGGCGCTCGACGCCGCCGACGTGACCTGGACGTCGCCGACCGGGAACGCGGTCGGGGCGGTCGTCATCTGCTACGACCCGGACACCACCACCGGCACCGACGCCGACCTGATCCCGCTGACGAAGCATGACGTCTCGTGGACCCCGGACGGCAACAACTTCAGCCTGGCGATCGCGGACTTCTTCCGGGCCAGCTCCACCGCGTAGCAGCAACCAGCCCTGGGAGGTGACGTGACGACCTTCACCGACGACTTCAACCGCGCCAACGGCAGTCCCGGCGCCAACTGGGTGCAGGTCAGCGGCACCTGGTCGATCATCTCCAACCAGCTTTCATCCGGCAGCGCGGGCGGCACGATCGTCCTGCGGGCTGCCGGGGCGATGGCCACCGATGACAACTTCGCCCAGGTTACGATCGCCACGACAGCGGCCGTCAGTCATGGCGTGTGGTGCCGTGGCAACGCGACGCTGACGCAGGGCTATCTGTGGCGCAATGATGGCGCGACCTGGAATCTGTTCTGGGTCGTCGGCGGGAGCTTCACCTCCATCGGCAGCTTCGCCGGTGCCGCCGCCAACGGGGACGTCGCGAAAGTCCAGGCGGTCGGCTCGACGATCAAGGGCTACGTCAACGGCGTCGTCCGCGTCTCCGTCACCGACACCGCCGTCACGACCGGGACCAGCGTCGGCATCCGCGCCGAGTCCGTCAGCACGCTGCGGTTCGATGACTTCTCCGCGGGGGACGTGACCGCGGGTGCGACGCTTGGTATCGCCTCCGCAGCCGAGACGGCACAGCCGTTCACGGGAGCCAAGGCGGCAGCGCTCGACACCGCTGGGGAAGCGGGTACCGCCCAGCCGCTCACCAGCGCGAAGACGGCGACGCTTGGTACGGCTACCGCAGCGGAGACGACGCAGGCTCTCACCGGATCCAAGACGACTGCTCTCGGTGTGGCTGGTGCGGCGGAATCCGCGCAGCCCTTCACCGGATCGAAGGCCACGGCCCTTACCCCTGCTGGCGGGCAGGACACGACACAGGCCTTGACCGGGGGCAAGTCCGCGACTCTCGGTACGGCGGGCGCAGACGAGACCCCACAACCCCTCACCGCCGCCAAGACTGCCGCCCTCGGCATCGCAGGCTCGGTCGAGTCGGCGCAACCACTGGCGGGGACCAAGTCCGCTTCCCTCGCGCCGGCTGTCGAGGAGGACACCGCCCAGCTGCTCGATGGGGGGACGCCGTCGGTCCTCGGGGTGGCGAGCGCGGTGGAGACGGCGATGCCGCTCGTCGGTATGAAGACCGCGGTCCTGTCCCCGGCGGTGGAGTCCGATACGGCGCGGCCGCTGGCGGTGCCGTCTGTCGGCGTCACGGCGCCGAGCCCAGAGCGAACGTACCGGGTTCCTGCTGAACATCGACAGCTGACGGTGGGCGCCGAGCACCGGGTGGCCGTGGTCACCGAGTCCCGCATCCTGATAGTGAGGTAGGCCGCATGTCTAGCAGCTTCATCAAGGACCCGTCCGCGCTGTTGAACTACAGCTGGGACTGGTCGGCGTGGCTGGCCGAGGTCGCCGACACGATCAGCTCGGCGACGGTGACGGTGCCGGTCGGGCTCACGGCTGTGGGGTCGCCGGTCGTGGACGGTGCGTTCGTCACCCAGCGCGTCTCTGGTGGGGTCGTGGATAGCGTGTATGCGCTGGTCTGCCAGATCACCACCAGTACTGGGCTGGTCGACGAGCGGTCGATCACTCTCACGATCAACAACCGGTGAGCAGGCTTGCGCCGCCTCGGGTAGTGCCGGGCCGCGCGTACCGTGGCCGTCCGACGGCGGGACCCGGGCGGCACTACGCCGCGGTCGTCATCTCCTCCGCGCACCGCTCCGCCTGCACCCACTCCTCCACCAGCAGTCGGTACAGGGCCTGCTCCGCGCGCGTCCACGGCCTGCCCTGCGCCCGCCGTGCGATAGCCCGGATCGCCTCATTCACAGCCGCAGCAGACCGCACGGGCCCAAGGCAGGAAGGGGTGGGGGACATACCCCCAGTTTAGAGATCCAGACGCCCCCACACTCAACGGGATCCGGGCAACCTCAACCGCCCCACACAAGAACGGCCCCACCCCTACTCTGGGCAGTGCGACCTGTACCAGAGAAGGGGCGAGACCATGCCATCCGATGCTACCCCCGACCCATACGCAGACCCCCTGCGGTTCGGCCAACGCGTCCAGATCATCCGCGAACGCCGCGGCATGACCCAAACCCAACTGGCCGGCCTCGTCGGGATCTCGCCGCACACCCTGCGCAAGCTCGAGAACGGCCAGCAGAAAGCACCCGGTCTCGAGATGGTGATGCGGATCGCCGAAGCCCTCCGCGTGCGTGACCTCGCTGACCTCACCGGACGGCCCGATGCGCACGTCGACCTGTTCATCGGGCCCGGCCACCCCCGCCTCGCCGCGGTGAAAGCCGCAGTGGACTCCTTTGCGTTGGGCTCGAGCGTCGAACCGCCTCCCGTCGCGCACCTCGAGGCCCGCCTGCACGCGGCATGGAAGGCCCGGCACGCGGCGAAAAACCACCGCGAGGCGATCGGGGCACTGCTGCCGGATCTGATCCGGGACGCGCAGGCCCTCGTCCGGGCCGCGGACTCGAGCAACGAACGCCGCCGGGCGCAGGCCCTGCTTGCGCAGACGTACTCCCTGTCGCAGTTCTTCATCGCCTACCAGCCCGACTCGAGCCTGTTGTGGCGCGTCGCCGAACGCGGCATGATCGCCGCCCAGGACTCGAGCGACCCGCACGCCATCGGCGTCGCCGCCTGGCTCCTCGCCCAAGCCCACCGCGATTCCGGACCCCGGCACCTCGAGACTGCGGACGCCGTCAACCTCGAGGCTGTCCGCTTCCTCGAGCCTCTCCTCCCAGACGCCGGCGATGACGTCCTCGCCATCGCGGGCGCCCTCGAGTTCGAGCTCGGCTACACCGCAGCCCGACGGCAGGACACGGGCACCGCGTGGCGTCACTGGGACAAGGCCAACACGATGGCCTCGAGACTTCCGGCCGACTACTACCACCCGATCACCAGCTTCAGCCAGGCCATCATGGGCGCCCACGCCGTCACGGTCGCAGTCGAGCTCCACCAGGGTGGTGAGTCTGTGCGGCAGGCTGCTCGAGCAGACGGGGCGGTCATCAAGTCCAGGCCGCGCCGGGCCCGCCACAGGATCGAGGAAGCTCGAGGCTTCCAGCTCGACGGGCAGCCGGATGTTGCGGTCGCATCGCTCGAGAAAGCCTTCGAGGCGGCGCCGGAGACAATCCGCTACAACGGCTACGCCCGCGCCATTCTGCTCGAGGAGGTGGAGTCGACGCAGGCTGCCCGCCGCCGTCGGGCGTCGGAACTCGCGGTGAAGGTCGGCATCCTGACGGCCTGACAGGGGTGGCGACCGGATTCCGGTCGGCGGCCAGTCCCGAGCGGTTCTACGGTCAGAGCGTGAGTCGGATCACCGTGACTGTGGAGGCGTGACGATGGCAGCAGAACCGGCCGTGACGAGCGGCATGCCCACCCATGAGGCACTCGCCCTGCTACCCGTCCCCGACCGCCTGTCGGACGCGCAACTCGACGGCCACATCTGCGTGTGGGGCGGCGAAGCCCTCACCACGAAGACGGCCATAGACCTCGGCAGCCGCAAGATCGGCGATCGTGTCGCGTTCCTCCGCGGCTGCCGCTTGTGCGCCGGCCGCGCAGCGCTCGACGGCCTCTTCCTGCACTCCACGGGCCCCGGCGCCTGCCAGGACTGCATGGCGGAACCCGCATGCGAGACAGGGCGGGCGTTCGGTCGCGTGATTCGGATGGGCCTGCGATGAGTCCCATGCTTACGCCCGTCTCGTATGTCCTGCAGATGCCCCCCATCCCGCCGGAGCCCGCGCCGGGCTGCGCTGCGTGTGCGGCGATCGCCGAACGGCGCGCCCGCGCACAGGCCGAGGGGGACGGCTCGCGGGTGTCGGACTGCAACATCTGGATAGGCCGGCACGAGTTCCACACGCCGCCAGCATCCACCTGACCCCCCGGCCGCCGCGAGCCGCACGCGGCCCCCGGGGACGGCCGCCCCTTCCGTCACGGGCGGCCCGGCCCGCCGCTGCGCGTACCCCCGTGCGCCGGCGGCGGGCCCCTTCAGTCGAGGTCGCCGAACGGCGCTTCGAGCGCGGCCAGGATCCGAATGAGGTTGTCGAGTAGCGCGGCCTGGTGGCCCTGCTCGATCCGGTTGACGGACTGCCGGTCCAGTCCCGCTATCTCCGCGAGCTTCTCCTGAGACAGGCGTCGCGCACGGCGTAAGTCGCGGATGCGGTCGCCGATGGCCCGGCGGCGGGCAAGGACCCAGTCGGGGGGCGGGGCGGAGGGCAC